ATCTTGGCATTCTTATCCGTCAAGCTAAACTCCCAGCAGTCAGGTCCAACTTCATCAGACCATTCTCCGATGACGGTGTCTTCATGAGCTTCCACCAACTGAACTCGGAAGTAATAGTCCGAATCAATCGGAACTTTACCGCTATGCTCATTCAGCATCTTGGTCACAGCGAGAATCATCTCGAGCTGTTCGGCGTAGAAGGGGAAGCTATGTTTACTCATAAAACAATCCTAACACGTTTAGTCCGAATAGTACAATCAGTGATTCCATCCCAGTATGAAGGCAACAGGTGGGATAGCATATCCGATGAGAGCTAAAGACATAGAAGAATCCAGCCAGCCAGTAAAGAATCGGAGGAACACCTATGTCATCGTTCTGAAATAGTCTTTTCATTTGCTTCTCGCTCTCGCTCTTCATTTTCTCGCATGATCTTCAAAAGTCCTGCACGAGTCAGCCTTTGTCGATTCGCTGATTTGATCAACTCTTCAACAGTCAACTTCTCGATTAGCCCATCACCTTAACTTCGAAGTAGTCTCCAGGCTGTAAATCAATTACGTTGAGGTTGCCTTGCAAATCTGAATACATCAACCTCTCATCAAGAGTAACTCGGAAATTTATGCACATGATCATTTTAGGTAGACCGCTATGTCCGTATCTTCCACCTCGTATGGTAAGTCGATATTTTGCCCGTGACCTCGTAAGAGCCGCGTTTTCCTCTGGCAAGTATTCATTCATCCTTGGCTCCAACTTCGTCCTGTGACACGGTAGCTTCGTCCTCGCTGATGCCCTTGAACTGATCAAGACTTACACTGAACCGCTCTAGCTCCTTTTCCTCAAGGTACTCTTCAGCTCGTTCAATTCGAGTGACTTCACTCCAAGGAAGAAACGTCATCACTGTTCGCTTCAACAACACGAGTTCTTCGTGAGGCTCCATAAGTGCATTCATCTGTGAAATCATCACATCAGTAATTTCCTGCACCATCTCGCTTTTCTTCTTCAAACCTTTCAGAGAAATCTCTTCCTCTTCAGCAATGGCCTTCAGCTCCGCAACAGTCGACCTAAACAGACTCTCTCGAACCAGGTTCGCAGTCTCTCCATCAACCTGTTCTTGAACCGTCTTCATGCGGTACGTCGCACGATAGATCACACCAAAGTCTGTGAGACCCACATACGCTCCGACTGACTGACCACCATCTGCGTGCTGAATCAGAATCTCAGAACCTGGATCGAAGATTCGACCATTCACTTCGTCTTCAGAAACTCCGTCAAAATCCGGATCGTCTACGCCATCTTCATCCATACCGTCTTCACTTCCTTTTTCAGTCATACTTCGATTATATCTGTTTTTCCTGCATTTGTACACTCAACTTCTTCTTGAATCATATACAGCTCAAGTTTGCAGACTCGCAAAAACGTGCTAGAATACGTTTGTACCTTTGTACCTTTTTTTGAAAAGGTTCCATCTCTATAGGGGGATAGAGCTCTCTTATCTCTTTTATACTCTATTCTATATATTCTTAAACTTATTTAAAAAAGGTACAAAGATACAGAATAGATAAAAAAGGTATAGATTCCAACCCCAGATGACTGTTCCTTTTTCCAGAAAAAGATTCAAAAACGATACAAACTATACGATTTCTCAAATTCGGTACAGTCATTTTCTCGACCTCCAATGTAAGCAGTATATCTTCCACTCTTTTGTATCGTTTTTGAACTACAAAAAGGTACTCACATCTGGAGCCACCCGAGCCCCAAAATCGTGTACAGCCCAAAAGAGGGAGCCGACAGAATCGACTCCCTCCTTCTACTTTTCTAGCATGTACTGACGATATGCCGTAATAAAATCAACGGACATCTGCGGAAACTGGTCCCTGTCCTCGTCCTCTTCGCCATACTTCAAGTACTTGTACGTGTCATAGTCCATCAGCGAAATCAAGTCCTCAAGTACCTGTCGGACCACATCACGATCTAACTCACTCACTGTTTCTTCACCTATTTCCAACGTACTCCCATGCAGGTTTTATTTGAGTGACGAGGTATCTATTCGGACCTTCACTCACCCATCTCTCTGCAATTTCGCGAGTTGGTGCGATATACACGCAGTCAGTCTTATCTCCTGTCGGAGCAAGAGGATGTTTTTGAAGAACACCCCATAGTCTGATCTCCTCATGGGCGTATGAGTCTGATCTTTTCTTCGCATCTTCCATTCTAATCATTACGGCCTCATCCATGCTTGATCGTATTTCTCTGTCCATGCTTCTGTCTTAATGATGCCTGTGAATCTATGGCCACCACTGAGAGTTTTCTCACCATATGTCGCTTGGATATCCTTCGAGAAGAATGTCTTTGATAATGGTTTTTCACCAGACTGAACAGCCCAGTTCTTGTAGTTCTCATATGCTTCATTGATAAGAATGTAGTGAGACTTTGGCACATCAAAGTTGACAGCGAGAATGCCATCCTCTTCCTTCATCTCATCGACCCAACGAAGAGCAGTAGAACCGTCATGCACAACCTTGTCTCGTGCCACTATAACAGAGTCAGGCGGTGTGAGCACCATTCCGTCATTGATGAAGCGTCTCATGCCTGCGATGACCCACATTAGAATTCGTGAACGATCGCGAAGCAACAGCTTGTCCAGTCCCCGAATCTGAATCTGTTCTTCAGGAACTCCGGGTGTATTTGGTGGATAAAACCGAACAGGGAAACTAATCTGTTGAACTCGCTCCACAATAGCAGGGTCTCGAGAGTTGATCTTGATCGGAGCATTAGCCGCGATCAGCATTAGACACTGAGGATTCCAGGTCGATTCCTTCTGGTTTAGAGTTCGTGTTGCCACATCACCATCACCGGTGATTGCCTTTAGGAAGTCATCATCAGTCTTGCCTGTCGATGGTGGTTCAGAGATAGCCACGATTCGAGCTCCACGATACTCATCCTGTGCAAAGTTCTGTCCATTGGCTTTCATAATCGAGTTACCTGAAGGCTTCTTTGAATACTTTGCTCCCTTGCTACCCAAGGTTCCAATAGCATCCAACATCAAAGACTTACCAGTTCCAGGTGGCCCGATAATTGTGATGATTGCTCGAAGCTTACCAATTCCTGTAAAGCCAGCACCAATTGCTGTTTGCAAATAGGACCTCTGACTTTCATCGGGTATAGACTTCTTTAGGTACGAATCCCAGTGACCCAGGTTCGCACTCTTAGGATCGTCAGGATAGTCTGCATCGAAGTACTTCGTGACGTTGCGCTTTGGATCATGAGCAAGCATGGTCCATTTGCCAGCTTTCAAGTCCTCAAGATCGAGAACCCAGTTGCGCATCACAAACCACTGAGTGTCATCCTCAAAGTAATCTGTGTCGACGTCGCATTCAGAGCGGAGCATGCGAGTGACTGCACTAATTCCAGCTTCCGATGCAATTCGGTCACGGAAGTAACGGTGGTCCCCATACTTGAACTCGTAGTCCTTGCGCATCTTCGCAGCTTCCTGCTCAGCATTAGCGTTATTAGCTGTTAGGATTTTCTGAGCTTCAGCTTCGAAATACGCCTTGACAAGTCCCAAAGCCTTCGTCACGTTCTGCCAGAAAATTTTCGTGATCTTGAATGCAAGTCCAGACCCAGTGCAAGGAACGTGAATGATCCCGTTCCATGCATACCATGTGTCTGTGAATGCCACATACGAGAGCTGATGGTTCATTTTGCGTGCAATCTCAGCTGCTGCTGTGATTTCAGTGTGTGGAATACGAGCCATGACTTTATCATGATTGACATTAGTCACATCACTACCATCGAGCAATTCTTTCCACCAGTTATTGAGGTCGAGACTATCGACTAGAAACTGGAATGTCTGCTTCTCACTCATGAACTTCAACTCCCTCAGGAATCTCAACCAGAGACGCACTCAGCATTTCACGAAGTCCCATAATATGGAACAACATCTGAACTTTCTGCATCTTTGAGTGACTAGCCAGGAACCACCGAGCGCTAGTCCGTGCTCGAGGATCGCATTCTAGTTTGAAAGGGTCAGTGTCGACTAGCTTTAGAAGACTTTGAATAACTTCATCGCCCTCGAATGAGAGAACTCGGTACATCCAGAATGAGCCATCAAAAGGAATATCATTCTCTTTAAAGTACTCGTAGCCTTTTTTGTTCTTGTAAACTGTGAACTCGTGTTCTTTGAATGGTGGAAACACCTCCCACTCAAACGAGTCCTCTGTAAAGAGCAACCTAATTTCGGCTGCTGTGTAGGAATATGGTTTTTCTATGTTATTAATTTCCAACGATGGTTACCATTCGATGTTGCATTCGGCCTCGTCGAGTCGTTCTCAACGAGTTACTTTCATTATATACTACTCAACTGTACGTCCCCTACCACACATAATAGATGCTATGGCAGGGAACGATTACGCTGTTTCCGTGTAGTCCTACTTAGTAAACGGTCCTGAAAAGATAGTCGACAGTACACTGTACCGGTAACGAGTGCGCGTCACATTCAACTGAGCGCAGGTCCTGTACGCTGCCTTCTTATCCTGAAACACGAGCATGTATTCCTTCGCACTGTCAGGATTCCAGAGTTCCTGCTTCACTAGAACATAGACAGCACGAGCAGCTGCTTCTTCCTCGCTCATGCCGAACGATCTGGCTTGAATGTCCTTTACTCTAATCTCCACGCTGCACCAGCCAAGGAACGACCGAATAGGCGCCTAACTCTCCGCGAAATTCGTCCCTGCTTTTTCGAGCTTCTATGAATTTCTCTGCTCCATGCGAAGAATCAAACATTGCGATAACTGTACCTGAAGTACCCCATCGAAAGCGAGGATTCATTTCATTTTTGTAAACAGCCCAAACTTTTCCTGCATATGGTTTTGTTTCCATTATCATTCCTTGCTTAGGGCTTTATTGAGTGCGTTGTGCCATATGAGGTGTTTCTCTCTCTGCTATGAACAATAGCACCACATAGGTTGCAGTTAGGCAAGATAACTCCCCGTCCTATCTCATCGAATAGATCAGGAAGCTTGAGCCTTTTAGATGTAAATAGGCTTTTCATAGCCACACAGTCCGAACATAGAAGTTGTAACGGTAGTTGCCAGCAAAGTTCTGTTCAACGAACCACTTCTCAGTTTCATTCCACTGTTTCACCATTGCATTAGCGTCTTCGGCTTCATCAAAGGCCTGGATAAACACCGGGAACTCATCCACGAACGTGACTGATTCTCTCACCACTAGGTAGACACAGTTCTGTTTCCTACTCATGGCGCCAAACCCTCAGTCAGGCCCGCAACAAACTTCGCAACAGCGGCTGCCTCGACTTCGTGCGTCCAGTCCAAGAGAGCCTTGACCCGTCCAATGTGTTCATTCAGTGCGAAGAAGTAGTTCATGGCGCAGTTAGGGCTCATGAAGGCTTCTTCATTGTCGGGTGCATCCCAAGCGCAGGCACACGTGTCGAAATCGTGTTTCCACTCAATGGCTCCAGTAATTGTCTGGATTCTTTCTTCTGATGCATCTAAATTCATTTTAGTCTTATCCTTCTCACAAAGTAAATGTTCCTTGAATCGTTGCGACGGAGCTCTAGGGCAAGCTTGTTGGCTTCCATGTAGTCAGCCCGGACTCCGCAAAACACTCCGTCTAGTACATCTTCACCTACGGAATCCCACTGCTCCTGGGTGAAGCGGAGCACTACTGACACGATCATATGCTACACCTCAGGATAGGGTTGGGCTTCCCTATTCTGTCTCTCGTATTCCTCAAGAAACGGAAGAATAGTGGCATCAAGCGCAGCTTCAGCCAGGAACATCAACGCCTTCTTGGCATCGGTCTTAAGTGCGAGCTCTGCTTGGTACGACAAACGACCCCAAGGGTCAATGCCCCATTCGTTTTGCAAAGCTTGAGCAACAGCCAACTTCAGCTCTTCAGTGATCATCATCCCTCATGCACCTCAAGTTCCTCGACGTAGTACCTGATCCGAGTGTCAGGATTGTTGCGCTGTCGGACAAGGTTGAAAGCTTCAGCGTAATCCTCTGCACTCTTCTTTTCTGTAAATGCCTCGCAAATAGCGAATACATTCTTGGTGTGCTTGACAACGTGGATGATCACTGTAGTTCCCAGAGATTACCCGTGCACTGAGGAACAATTACTTCGTCATACTCTTTACGAGAAACATTAGTGCCAGGCCCAATGAACGCCGTCATGACATAGTGAGCACCATTAGCGGCAAGGTTCCAGTTTCCCTTCGAACTGAATGAAACATACCCAATCCGAGAGTGCCGTCCTACGACGAGGTCACGAGTTGTCGTCTGCTCTTCCCATGCCACAACACCTGGGCATGCTTCGAAATAGACCTTGTCGGCTTCTTTGTCATGGTAGATATTGACCCAGCCTGGTTCAAGAGCGGTAAATACAGCAGCCATCAGTTCCCTTTCCTAAATCCAACTTTGAGAATCCATTCAGCGACATGCTTGAAAAAGAGAGCGTCACCTGTCAATTCACGAGGGTTGTGTCCGTCATGAATCCATGTGGCTCCGCAGCAACAGATGAACTCGGTACGGTACTGGCCTAGGTTCTTATTCTCCACCACCCAATGGCTTTCGTAAATCTGGGCCAGCTCGTCCACTTCATCCTTGAACATCAGACAATCCATTCATTGAGAGTAGTCCGTACTTCGCGCATCAGCCATTCATCCATTGTTTCGTGGCGACGAGAGTCAGGGTCAATTTCCAGTATTGTCAAGAAATTATTTTTCTCCTCTGCCCAAAAGGAATTGCCATGTCCTTCGACAATGTGGTACTTACCTGAGATTACTTTTTTAGTAGTCAATGAAGTGAATGTCCGCACAACAGAGCCTCGTACCTTACGAACAGTGAGTCCGCCATTGTCCATCCGAAAGACAGCGTAGTGGTCTTCAAGGGGTTTCTCTTCCGCAATTACCGTCGGCATCAGTAGACCTCATTCGGGTCTTCAACGCCGTATCGCTCATCGAACCGATCATAGCCAGGGTCCTCAAACACATAGCCGACTGCATCACGAATTTCGGTGTGGGTGTATTCTCCACTGCGATAGAGGGGTTCAATGAAGCGGTCGAACACTGCTTTCCATTTTGCTTCTTCGAGCTGTTCCTGCATCAGACCTAGAGCTGTACGAAGGTCTACTTCTTTATTACTTGTCATTGTTATTGTCCTTTAGTGGGGTTTATCTAGTCTGTAATGAATTTGCAGATTTTATCGTAAGCTACCTGCAATAGTGTGCTTTGCTTCTCACTAAACTCAATACGAGAATAAAGGAATTCCTTCATCGCTCGTTCACTGGTCAAGACCGCCTCGTGAGAGTCTTCCTCGCTGATGACGACTGCATTTGTATAGGTTAATGCCGCCTGATCGAGACGAAGCTGTTCCCTGATGTTGCGAAGATGACCGTAAAGAACATCGGCGGCAGCAGCCGCAATGTCACTCGATGTGGGGTTGTTACTCATCATTGCCACCCGGGAAGACATTCTCCAGCTTTCCCTTTTCCGTCATCTTGGCGTAGATGCATCGGGTCTTGTGCTTCGTGGCAGGGTAGAAGTGCGTGTCGCCCTCTTCGTAGTGGCCCTCAAGAATGTGAACAACATAGACATGGAAGGGATTGTGCGGATCAGGCGTCACAGTGTCAATCGACCAGATGTTCTTTCGGCCGCTCTTCTGTGCATTCTGGTTTTCATACGTTGATACTGACATTTGGTATATCTTTCTGTTTACTGATCTATAGTAGCTTGAGTAGTAATATTACTTCGAACGAGTCGTAAAGTACAATTCTAGTTTTGATTCGATGGCCATGATCGCGACATCGTTGGCATCCACGATGTTCTTGATGTAGGGAAAGGCAGGGCACTGCTCAAGAGCCAGACGGATCGTGTACAGGTTTGTCATCACGAGTGCGATCTCTCGCAGATCAGGGTCCACGATAGTGTCAAGAGCCCCCAGTGCTTCACTCGTCATCGTTCTTCTTCCGCCTAAATATCGCCTTTACCATCGTAATCACAGAGCCTATGGCGGCAACAGCAAGTGTGAACATCGAGGCCAACAGTGCCAGGGTCAGGGCAAAAAGAACGACCTGCAACCCTACGGTCTGAATCCACAGGAAATAGACGTGAAGGAATGAATTCTCCAACACCCATGAACCTCCATAAACTCCAGCAGTAAACACCATTGCCAGTGCTAGGTTCTTGGCAATCGTCGTTGCTTTACTTTCCATCAGTCTTCACCATTCTAAAACCTGCATTGTACAGGTCAATTGCAATTCCCATGTGCGTGCGCTCGGCTTTGTCAGACTTCTCCAACACTGCGCGAATAACTTCTACTTCTTCTTTAGTTCCTATCATTCAGCTGCGTCCGAGAAAACGAGACCGTAACGGTACATACCATCAACAAACGTGCTGGAACCTACCAGCTCAACCTTCATAGGTGGCGAGGGGTTCTTTCCTTTGCTCCGTACAGTAAGCTGGACAGCCACAATCTCAGATTGAAGGTCTACATTGGTGTTGTAGAAGTCTACAGCTGCACCAATCTCATCACCGACTGTGCCAATTGCGGTGAGAAAGTGAGTGCCATATGCCTGGCACTCATTGTCTGCTGTTGCTTCAATTTCGGGTTTAGTCACTTTCATATCTCCAATATAACTCGTTGTCGAGTTCTTGTACATTTTCCACTGCTCTTCGTCCCAGTTGTCCACATGCTGGTAACGCATTTCCATTTCATCGATGTGAGCAGGCATACCGTAGCCTACTGAATTGTCAGGTGTTTCACTGACGAAGTACCATTTGTCATTCATCGGCGCAATGACATACATGATGGTGTTGTTGTATCGTCTCATCTGGTTAGATGGATTGTTCATCTGGTTGAGACGAAGATAGACCTTGTCGCCCATGCCGAATTTAGCTGCCATTACGCTGCGCTCACTTCGGCATCAGCAAGGGCAATACGAAGATCGACAGGCGTCGAAATGCCTTCACCAGTCCCTGTCCCATACTTCATGACAAGCTGCATCAGCTTTGCGTACTCGTGCTCCTGTAGAACAAGGGTGTATTTGAACTGGCGAGGTGCTCTAACAGCAGGTACCGGGTCTACTAGAAATATCTGATCCAAAGATACGTATGTAAAAGCACCAGAATTATCATCAGCAACAATACGGTATGGTTCATCTTCTTCGAAACTGATGTGATTGATGTGACCAGTGCGCTCATTCCATTTCATAAAACCAGCATCACCAGGCTCAAGCCGGACCTGTACTCGATCACCTGCTTGGAAAGGGTTACTTACGATTGGCATCTTCATCCTCCCAGTGAAACCGTTCCTGTGCACTCTCATTCATCTCAAGCCAAGGGTTGTTCTTCTCCGTCATTGTGTGGAAGGTCCAGCCTGCACGAATGACAAGCCACGTACACAGACGACCCAGCAGAATGTAGCCAATGACCCATCCGATCAGAACGACTGTAAATAATACCCAATCCATTTAAAGCACCATATTTCTTTGATACATAAATTCTTTTCCGCGGTCCTTTTCGTAAGGATTGTTGCGAGAGCGTGGTCGATGCCCACCTTCTACCAGACGGTTGCATGCTTTCTGTGCAGACTTCTCATCACCATGGATCGAGAACAACTGCCAATACCAGTCCGTGTCTCCATACCCGTACCAACGCTTGGCAAAGACAGGGTAAACGTCATTCAATGATATCACCAATTACAGAAGCATTGATGCCGAGAGCAACTCGCTTGAAGTCCTCAGTGGTCCAAGTCAGGGGCTGGTCTTCCAGTTCTCCCCAGTTGTACTCTTCTCGCTTTGCAATCAGCTGACGAGCAATTTCCTTGTCAAGGTTCTGAGCCTGAATAATGTAGTTCACACCCTTGTATTCTACAGGCGTCTGCATTCGCATCTGTTCCTGTAGTAGCTTGTAGTCGAACTTAGCGTCGTTCATGAAGAAGACGTCGTCTTCACTGGAATCCATTGAGCAACTCCACAAGTCCAGCTTTCGCAGCTTCGGGTGATCCATCAATCCACGAGAGAGACGGGAAGTCGGAGTGGATCGCGACCCATTCAGAGTCTGCCTCGGACCAGAAGACCGAGATAATTCCTTCATTCATTTATATTGCCCTCTTCATAATGTATTTTCCTGTAACTTGGAACCCATTCGGATATTACCCGAGTTTCATAGCCAAGTTCTCTTGCCGTACTAAGATGATCATAAGCTGATTTCCAGTCCTTGTACAATCCCAGCCCAGTCCAATAGCTGAGGTTGCGTCCGTTGATTTCAACATGAGCAAAGAACTCAGACCGGAATACCTGCTTCATCTTCTCTCCAAACCAACATAACCTCGCACGTCTTAAACGCTTCAATGATTTTCAGCGCATGTTTCTGGTCGAACTCAACATCAGTCGTTCCCAGCATTCTCGACCATTCCTTCTCAATGAAGGCCAAGACGATTTTCTCGGTGATCTGTTCTGGTTCGGAGCAAGCAGTGTGAGCCACTTTCCATGGCATTTTCTTCTTCTGTCCCATCAACGGTCGTCACTGACTGCCCATAGGATGCCAAAGACAGCGCCTGCAAGCATCACAACTCCACCAAATGCAGCACCATATGGGTTGTCCGTTGCGTAGCCTGCAGTCACTACAATGGACCCTACAACGAGAAAGAGAATTCCAATCAGTCCAGTTTCTCTGATTGCTTTCTTTCGCGCGTTTTCTTGTTGTCTTTTAATACGGCGAGCCATACCACGAGCTGTGTCCATTTGCTTTCCTTTTTCTTTTTCTGTTCAAAACCAAAGATACGCTTCATCCGTGCAACCTGTGTCATAGCCATCCAGGCGAACCCTGCCCAATAGAGGGGAAGTGCGATAAGATTCCAGTCATCAGGCAGATTGCTGTAATAGACAATCATGTATGCAACGAGAAGCCACGTAACACGCAATACAGTTGAACGGACTAGATTATCTGCTTTGTCAAGTATATACTGTTTTTGTTCTGGTGTAAAGTTCATGTGTTCCTACTTAATGATAGCGTGCTTGTCGATGCCCCAAGTCCAGGGAACGAGGGCTGTCTGACGGATTTCGAAAGTGTCAACCTGAACCTGCTTGATGTTCTTCGTCTTGTACTCGACCTTAGCAGCATCAATCTTCTGAGGAATGAGATCACCTTCAGATGTCTTCTCGACAAACTTGACGTAGCCATCAGTGCTGAATGTAGAACCCTCAGCAATTGTGTATGACTTGGTCTCAATCTTTTGATGGTCTGAACTCTCAATCGAGACACTGCCGATAGCGAGAATCAACAGAGCAACAGCACCTGAAGCAATGATCCACACAGTAAAGAAGGCAGCAATACCTTCACCTAGCTTCTCATCCTTCCGGACCGACCAGCCGACCCATCCTGCTAGCCCCAGAGCTAAGATCATTAGTCCAATGAAGATCACTGTTCCTCCACCTTTGCCTTAGCCCCGGTCTTCTTCAGAGGCTTCTCAGCAGTAGGGTTTTCCTTCTCAATGAGTGCATCCATTCGAGCAGCATACTCGAGACGGTAGACACGAGGATCGGAAGTGTCGGCCCATCCATCAGCTTCACGAATCCACGTGACTCCATTGACATCGGTGTATTCACCAAGCTCGTATGCTTTGGTGATTGCGGGGTTCTGTGTCATTACTTGATAGTTCCTTTGTAGAGATTGTTGTCGAGAGAGTCTTTGCCTGACTTGATGCCAAGGTTCCACCAGTAAGCAACCCATTTGGCACCTAGCATAGTCATGCAGTACTTCTCCCGAATGAATTTCCCATCCACTTCAAGCACGACGTATGGTGCTCCACTGACCATGTTTGGCCGAGTGTAGATTCTGTAGCTCTGCCCGTCACTCATTTGATTTCTCCGCCATAGCTCACGATTGATTCAGGTTTGCCTTGGTTGTATTTGCCAGCTTTGACCTTGGCATCCAGCCAATAGGCGCACCATTTGGTACCGATGTCCGTACCACAGTACTTTTCGTAGACCTTCTCGCCATCAATTTCAAGGATGACGTAGTTGCCACCATATGAATTGGGGCGAGTATAAATTTCGTAGTTCACTTAGCTACTTTCTTTGCCCAGCGGTCAAGGTCCATCGAATAGACGATGGCATTTTCATTGTCATCTCCGTGGAAATGGTTGATGGACAGCCATGCTCGAAGCAGGCTTAGGTCTACAGTCTTTCCAGCATCTCGCGAGAAGTATGTCTCAGCGAAGTTTGCGAGGTAATCAGGGTCTGTCATTCTTTTCTGTCCATTTCAGCCAACTTTACAGCGGCAATAGTAGTTTCAACATCATCGAGAGTGATGGGTCGGTTCTCACCTGTGGCACTGTAGATATGCTCGAGGAAGGCGAGAATGTCGACGTCACTGAGATTGACAACAGCTCGAGCAGCTGCAGCACGGGTCTCGTAGATTCCAGGAACCCATACGTCATCACTTGAGACGACGTAATGGTCATCGACCTTGAATGTTTTGATCATGGTTACCATCCCCTAGACTTCTTTAGAATTCCTAGCTTGGCGCAGTGACGAATTGCTACAGTGTCTTGTATTGCTGCATCAAGCATTTTGCGCCAATTGCCTGTGTTGTCTGAGGCCAGAGTATTGCCTGTGTCAGCATCGAAGACACGGTAGTACCAGCAGTAAATGTAGCCTCGACGTGTAAACTTGTTTGTCTCTTTGCGACAATAGACTTGAGTCTTGATATTCATTCTTTTCCTTGGTTGTTGATGTTGTAAAAAGATACTATACCAGACTCGAGAGGATGTACACTAGGGCTTCTGACCCTTACGGATGAGAGGTTTTGCCCACCACATGCGACGGACAAAGCCGCAGGTTGGGCAGACGTTATAGCTTTTGCTAAAATCTACTGTCATGTAGCAACCCTTTTTACTCACCATTCCTCATGACCACAGCGATGGCACTTATAGCTATTAGCATTAGTCCATCCTGCATTCCAGACGGTGTAAAAGAAATGAAGATGAAGTCTGCACAACCAAGGAATCTTCTTCCCGTAGACAGGGTGCACGAAGAGTTTCATCCTGCAATATCCTCGATAATCTTGATCAGTCCTCTGTTCTGTGCGCGAAGAGCTTCAACATACTGGCACACGCTGAGAATGTCTGTTCGATTGAAAAGTATCTGCTCAAGAGGACTTGCCTGCAGATTCGCGATGAGACTGTTCAAGCTCAGATCATGCTCGTCGATTTCATCCATTACTTTTCTCTTTCTCCGTCGAGATACTTCAAAATCATTTTGAGACCATCAATCCATCCAGTAGCATAGTCAATAAAGGCATCAGCAAGCTCAGCCTTTTGAATCTCATCTTCAATAAAAGCTCGTAACTCATTTTGATTATCGATGTAACGGAGTAGAAAGTCAATATCAAACCACTCTTGAACCCCACCTACTAGGCCCGAATCCCCACGGTCTTGATTACGCTTTCGAATGTTTGCTAGAAGTTTCTCGTTCATTACTTTCCATTCAGCTTGTTCACTACGTCTACTGTCATTTTGTTTACATCATCGTTCCAAAGAAGTCGACGAGCTACTCGGTACTTCGTGAGTGCAATGCCAGCTTCCTTCAAGTCAGCGAGACCCGTCTCAGGACTCTCACTCAATAGAGACATCATGTCTGGCGATTCCGGCCACCCCACTGTTGCACTCTTCTCGAATCGACCAGGACGTGCATACTCTTCTCGACCAGCAGAATCCTCTTTCAAGTATGTCCAACCGAGCGGTTCAAGAATCTCAGCCCATGTATAAATCTCATTGAAGTTGTCTTCCAACACTGCGATAGCCGCGTAGAGACTCCACATGTTTGCATCTCCACCAACACCAAGCTCTGCTGCCAGTTGAGAAGCATCCAGCTTCATTCTGGAGTCCTCATCAATGATGTGTGAAACTCTCTGTTTCCGATTATCCCAAGCTTCTGTGGTGAGCTCCTCGAGCTTCTGGACAGAGTACTGAGGTCCGTCAGACCAAACTACTGACACAGTGCCAGGAATACCACCACTACCATCCTTGGGCCAGTAAATGCTAGACGGAAGACGAGACAGACGAGTCGCATCGATCAGACGGTCAACCTTGACAGGAGACTTAGATGAGACGAAAGCCCACCAACGAGCCAACAATTCCTCATAGCCAACTTCATCCCAGGGAACTCGCCAATACGCGTGCATACCACCAGAACCCCCGTTGTCTACAAGAATAGTGGGCTTTGGAACTTCACTTTCAGTGAGGAACTTGATGACATCTTCGCGAGACTCGAAAGAACCAGGCTTTACGTCGAAGTCGATGAAGACTCCATAGACATCACCAACATTGGTCTTGTCACCACGCTTCCCACCAGCTACCAGCTTTGGGTCCTTGATTGGATAGAGCGTCATGTACGTACCGTAGATGTCACCATTGCTTCGCTTTGCCAAACCCCAGATATCGTCTTCAGTGAATGACATCAAGTCCTTGACAGACATTGGCATGCTGAGAACACCTTGACGGTTCTTGGATGGTCGAATACCCGAGATGGCAATTAAATCTTCGGGCTTATACCAAGCCTTGACGAATTGTTGCAGTGAGTCCAACTCAATGGTTACATCACCAACTAGATCATTCAGTTCCACTAATTTTTCCTTTGGTTGTTATTTCTACTGTAACACAGAAGCTGCTGCAAGTAAATTCACGCTGAACATCGTGTAGCCACCATAGATGAAGAGTGTCGAGACGACCACAACAAAGATCAAAAGTCCTTTGGTCATCTCAATGTCCATGACCCTAGCCATGTCAGGGTTGGTGATAGACCGATAAGCACCAGCAAGGAGCGTGCCTCCTAAACTAGCGAGACACACTCCTAACACCATCCAAAGAATCATACAGCTTGTTCCATGAATTGCTTGACAACTCCAATGTCACGAGTCACGTAACTTCCACTTGCATCGATGCCAATCTTAGCAGTGCGAAACACATTCGATGTCTGGTCTTGCATACGGATGTCCAAGATCGAAATCAGTCCACGGTCTGTCACAGTTCGAATCAAACGACCCTTACCTTGGTTGAATGACTCCAGTGAACGCATAGCATACCACTGACGGAAACCCTTCTTTGCCCAGATTTCCATCATCATGCGGCATTCAGTGTTGTATCGTTCATTGGGGAACCGAATGAAAGCTGTGTGGCGAAGTGATTCACCCTCAATGCTGATGCCGACAAAGAAACTCTTCAACCCGATCAGGATCGAGTGAGTATCATGAGTGAACTGTTCGACAAGTTTGTTCTTGTCAACACCATCCTCTTGGACATAGACATTGTACGGCAAAGCACCAGATGCATTGAGAGCTCTTAGCTGCTCAGCGACTATATTCAATTCACGTTTGCTGGTGCAAAGGACCAGTGTCCCACCCTTCGTAACGTGAATCAGTTGGAGCAGTTCATTCATCGAGAAAACTGTGTCGTCGACTGGCCGTTGGTTTGCCGGAGTCACATAAATCAGCTGGTTCTTACGGAAATCAAACGGAGTGTCAACAATGAGCTCCTTCGCCTCTGGAAAACCAAGACTGGCCTTCACGTATGAGAAAGAATTATCGACTGGATCACGCAAAGTGCCACTCATTAGGATTGTTGAGTCAGCCTGCTTCCACAGTGCTTGAGCTTTTGATGAAATATCGAGTGGAATCATACGAATAGTGCACGTATTTGTCCCGTCACGCTTCACCCAGCCATCGACGAGCACACCATAGTTGACTCCAAACTGGAAGACGATTCCATTTTTGCTTTCCATGGCAGTCTTCAAGATTCCCAACAGCTCCATGACCTTTTTCGAGGCTCGAAGTCCCTTGGAAATCTCGCGGACACCCTTCAAGTCATTGTCACGAATGTAGGTGACAGTTTTCTCGAGGTGCTGCTTGATCTGGAAGATGGAATTCTCTGCTGCTGCGAGTCGTTTAGGGTTTTCTTCCTCGTATTCTCGCATCGTAGCCTGAAAACCAGCGTCCTGTGAACCGACAACGTACTTTAGAGACACTGATGTCGAACTTCCAGTCCATTCATCACCGTTTTTAGCTGCCAAACGACCATAAAACTTGATGAAGCTCGACATGACGTCACTTAAATCATCAGTGGCTTGGCTCGCGTAGTAGCTCATGACCTCTGATGGAAAGAATGTTGAACTCTTCGTGATGCCCTTTGTCATGGAGTTCATCAAGTCCATGACTTCCCATTCACTGAGCGTCTCCGTCCAGCCAGAAATAAGAACATCGGCTAGAGAGTGAGCTTCATCGACAACGAGGTAGTCAAAATCACCAAGAAGACCGTCGGCGAATGGTCCACCACTGTTCTTCATGTCGATATCAGTCTGGAGAAGAGCGTGGTTGATGACGACAATGTCCGAGACAGCTGCTTCGGCTCGAGCTTTCATTGCAAAACAACCCGAGTCTGGTTGGCAACCATTGTCATTGCAGAAGTTTGTCGAACCTGCAATTTTCTTCCAGTCACGAGGGTCGATGTCTCGTCCTAGCACCTTCTCGCATGTCTTTTTGGTGCCATCTCCGAGGCTGTCCTGTCGTCCCTGAAGCATCGTAACCATCGAGTTTAGTGCTTTATCACCTATTCGCGCCTGTAGGCCCTGGTCTAGGCAGAAATAGTTCGAGCGACCTCTCAGGACCTTGAACGTAAAGCCTGGATAGAGTTTCTGAAGGAATGGAATATCCTTGAACTCTAGCTGTGCCTGAAGAGAAAGTGTCTCAGTCGAGATGATTCCTCGCTTGTGTTCCTTCTTTTTCTTTCCAGCAAGAATCTCGGTAATCATCGGAATCAGAATCCCGAAAGATTTACCTGTTCCAACTGGTGCATCACAGATGAGGTTCGTCTTGGTCTTGAAAGCTTCAAAGACTGCCTGTCCCATCTGAGCTTGACCTATGCGCAGCGTGCTGCCTTTAGACATCAGCGGTTCGAATGCTGGAGTCCAGTCTTTAAATTGTTCTTTCATGTGTTTAATATTATCCTAGTTGGTGTTAATTAGACAATCAGCTGATTACTCCAGCATCTCCTGCTTGCATCATCAGACTGCCGAGCTGCTGCAGTTCCTCGATGGGTCCACATGCCTTGAGCTCTTTATCATGGTAATAAGCAAAGGTATCGGAAGTGTCCTGAATCAAAAGCTTTGCTTCGTGTCCATTACAACCAGCAGGACTGCATTCACCTAAACAGGTGTAGTCATCTTCAAAAGTCCACGTACTCACATTACTTCCCAACCAATATGCTCATGACGGAACCCAAATTGCTGCTTAACTCTTTCCCATCGAAGAACTCGAGGGCTAGGGTCCCACTGCATGCCACCATCAGAGAGTCCGGTGCAGCGCCAATATTCATTGCATTTATCACACTGGATGACATCGCCTGTATTACAACCACTACTAGGTTTTTCGCAGTAGCAGGGCTGTACTTCTCGGTGAACTACGTTAAATCCCATAATATTCCTCTATTCCTGAGACCCACTGTTCCTCGAACTGAGCCAGTGTCAGTCGTCGGTTGTGGGCCCAATAGGCAATTAGTTCTTCACTTGCATACTTCAATGCGCGAGACAGCTGTCCAGAGAAAAGAGTATAGCCATCAATTCCTTTAGAACGACCGAGGTGGTTGACAAGGACTCCGTTACATTCTTGAAGGGCTCGTTCGTACTGCCACTCGATGTGGCCTTCCCAAGCCCCATGCATCACTTGCCAATCTTTCTTGGCTTTTTCGAAAATAGCACCCATTATAGGTGGACCATAATTCCTTCATTGCCGAACAGATCAGCTGTAGCAGCGAAGTTATGTCCGACGATGGAGAGTCTCATACGGCGATCAGCAGAAGTGTACTCGATTTGACGAAGCTGACCGATAATAGAGGACTGGCCAAGACGACTGTCATAGGCATGAACCTCAACACGCGATCCAAGATAAGCGGCAATATCGTCTATAGTGACCCACTTGTGTCGAGGAACTTCAACTTCCTCAGGCTCGACAGGAACCTCTCGCGTGAACTGCTTCTTGATAATATCAAGCAAAGTCTTAATCATTGTCTTCTTTCAATATGTCTTTGATAGCTTGGTCCAATGTATCTCCATTGCACCAACGGCATGTGTATTTACGCTTGGGTGTTCTTTCAACATGATGTTGAATATGCTTTGTAAAGCTAGAGCGTAGTTTTGATTCAGGAGAAGTGCTACGTCCTGTAAGACTTTGACGGCGTTTCTCGCGAGTTGCTTCTGAATCGACTCGACCTATACCTGCTGCACTAATTTTAGCTCTAGTCTCATCTGAATGGGTTTTACCGTAAAATGCATTATTCTCGCCTTTACGCATTTCAGACATTTTCTTTCGAGTTTCCTCAGAAGCTTTACGTCCTATCTGCACTTCACTAATCTTCTTTCGAGTTTCTTTAGTGTGTTTCTTTCCATATGATGGATGAGATTCTCCTCTAAGGAAACTCTCTAAATCTCTAGCCTTCTGAGCGATAGAGCAGTTTAGACGTTGTTCGTGTGTCATTGTCCATCTATGGCCTCTGATTCCTAGACCACCATCAGCCATGTTTGTAAGGTAATCATCAGTAAATCGGGTGTCATGACTGCCTTGAAATGCGCGATAGTAAGCGATCCAATAAATTTCTCTTGCGTAAAGAAACTCTAGGTTCTCTTTAGGGCATTGTTCAATTACATCATAGGTAACATTCTCAGGTCCAACTTTATGAATCCAGTTGTCCTTCAAACCTCTACCGTAGTGCTGATCGCGAACAAGATGGCGTTTCAGAGTTTTCCACATCTCAACAGTTGAATATCCAATGTAACGAAATTCGCTATCTTTAGTATTTTCATGAAGACCATAAATTACCCAAGACTCTTTACCAGTACCCATACTATAATTCCTTATTTAGCCGATAAGTAAATTATACTATAGGACCAATCTAGTCATGCATTTACCAATTTGGGCGTCTGCGCTTTAGAGTTTTTTTGGTCGTCCAATGAAGATCGCAGTTACTGCACATGATATCCGTTTTGGTCCGATGATACTCAACGACCTTTAGGAAACGAGTAGAGTTAGGGCCACAATCCGGGCAGCGAATAACCCTCTGCCAATCGTGTCGTTTTCCGTCAGCGCCCATAGATTGAACGCGTCTTAATTCACTCTCATCGACGCCACCCCATGTCCCATGATGAATGCCATTCTTCAATGCATACTCGAGGCACAGTCGTTGGACTGGGCAAGCAGCACATACTTCTTTAGCACTTACTGGTAGTTCTAGATCATCGAAAAAGAAGAGATCGTCTGATGGTGCAGTGACTGTGTCTTTACAAGCAGCTTCATTGACCCACTCATTCGAAGCCCTACTCAGCAACTACTTCACCCTGAATTATGTCGTTGTTCTCAGTAACTTTGAAGTCTCTACTGAGAGGGAGAATCTTAGTGATATTGACGGCAACGTAGTCTCCATTTGCAGCCACTTCTCGTGCAAGATTTTTCCATTCTTCTTCAGTTGCAGGAATATAAGCGAGGTCACCCTCTATTTCTCCCTGACCCCATGGTGTTTCTTTCTCTAAATTCTTGAATGGATTCGGCTTTTCAAGGAATTCATAGAAAATTCGATGTGTTGACATGGGGGTACTCCTAAATTGTATAACTAAGTCTAGAGACAATTATACAATATATGACTACAAAAGTACACTGGCAGAAGTCCCGACCTAACGAGCAGATCGGGACTTCTACTTATTTGCTGGCGAGAGATTTCTCCATCGCTGCAACGCGCTTCTCATCGACAAAAGCAGTAACGTGAGGCAGTGCATCGCTCAGGTTCGGGATGTACTTCTTGATCACTCCGACGATTGCCGCAGGAGTAATGTTAAGACCTTCAACCGACGGAAGGTCAAGCACAACGTCGTCCTTGATCTGCATGAACTTGCGACAAAGACGCTCGAATTGCTCATCGATGAGGTACGTGATGTCATAGGTCGCATCAATTCGACCAGGTCGGACAACAGCCGGATCGATCTTGTCAAGGTAGTTCGTCGTCAGAATAAAGACGCAGCCATGAGGAGACAGAACACCGTCAAGAACGTTAAGCAGAGTCTCCATCGTCACGCCTCCTCCGTCAGATCGAGTCACTGCAGAAGCGACATCGATGTCTTCAAGAAGAACAACGCTGTTGGTGCTCACGTTCTTGATGAACTTGAGGAATGCATCGTTCGACTCGAGAGTAGAGAGTGAGGCCGAGTAGGTCTGCATGTGGAGCTCAGACGCAATTGCCTGCGCAGCAGAAGACTTTCCAGTGCCAGGAGCACCAGACAACATGACACCGTGGTGGTACGGAACGCCAAGCATGTAGTACAGCTTCTCGTACTGGAGGAAAGTACGGATTTCACGAACAATCTCTGTCAGCTGACCATCAGGAAGAATAACAGTGTCAGCAGTTCGAGCAGGAATCTGTGACCATGAGCCACTTCCCTTTGCATCTGCAACGTAGATGTCTGCAGAACCACGGACAACCTCATTGTCAGAGCGGATGTTGTGTGCCTTTGGCGCCAGCTCGAGAAGGAACTTATAGACAGCATCTCGCTCTTCAATAGTCCAGCACTCGAAAAGGTAGGAGTCTTGCGATTCCAGCTTCTTGGCGAAGTCAGAACCCATTCCGCGCCGGCTTCCGGATTCCTTGGGCTCTTCCCAGCTGACAGTCCCATCACCACGCTGTACCATCTTGGGCTGCGGAGGCGGAGTGCGGTTCACAAAGCGAACAGTGACATACTCGTCTCCAAGGTGCAGAACACTCTCAACAAGAGTGCGAGGTTCGATGTAGACGTGGACACCCTTGTTGCTGTCAGTTCCCTCAACAAGTGCACGGAGGTGTGGAGGAAGGTCTGCGACAGTCTCACACGTTTCATCACTCTCATGGTTGTAGTGGTCTGCAATGTTCAGGGACTGATAGACAACCTCAGGCTCCGTATTGCTGTCGACAGCGATCTGCTTGGTGTAGTTCTTGCGGATGTGGTTCTTGATCTCATTGAAGAGAACTTCACCATGGAACACACGAACAAAGAACTGGTCAGGAATGGGCTCGAGTTCTTCGACCTTGCTGTTCTCCTGAATAATCTGAATCAGGGTACGGAGAACAACGGCAGTTGAGAAACCGAGGGTAGTTCGAGAAATGAGACGCTGCAGCTTGAAGCTGTGGTTGCCATTCGTAACAGAAGCGGCTACGCCTGCAAGTTCCGTAATGAGCTGGATGGACTGAGTCCGAACATCCTTGTTGGTCTTGAGGTTCTTGGCCAGAGTTGCAACTTTATTCTTAATCATGTGTATCTTTCTTTATTTTGGCTTGTTGATAAGATTACTATATGTCAGTTATTTAGAGATGTACAAATCAGCTTTATAATCTGTAATCCAGATCTTTGTAGCAGTTTCATGATAAGTTCCCCATGAGTATTCAACAACCATTTCAGTCATCGAGTTCCTCACAAGAACCATCGTATTCCCATTCTCCGTGGCCACCCTCAGATTCCTGACCTTCGCCTTCAAAAGCCTTTTGAATAGCTTCATCATGGTCATCTGCTGTGACAACAACGTTGAGATATTGGTGACGGTACATCGTTACGAGAAATTCAGCCAATGTTGTTCCTTATGTGTTTGAGTAGTTCAGTCGCTTCAGTCAGATCAGCTTTAAGAGGGAGAAAAGGGTGTGCTTCCATCGAGTCAATGCGGCTGGCAAGATACTCGATGACTTGCTTTTTACTGAACTCATTTAGTGCCATGAAAATATCGAATGACACTTGAGAGAAATACGTAGAGTGCTGGAGAGTAGAGCTGGGAACTCTTCCTTCCCACAACCAATGAGCAGTGAGCTCACCAATGTAGTAGGCTTCGATTAGCTCCTTTTTCTTACCTGTGTTGAGATAAGAGGTGTATTTGCCTCGAACGTAGTTTGCATTTTTGCGGAGCCATTCAACTGAAATAAGGCCCCGTGCAACCATAATAGCTTGTTCTCCTAGAGGTGTAGAACATATCAGCTTATTAGAGCCAATGAACGGGAGGATAGCCGGGGTGCTCTTGGCAGCTAGCCGGAAGAACTTCCGTACTTCATAGAAAGTCTCGTCGTCTCCATCAGGAGAAGCAGTCGTCTCTACGTTTTTCGAGTCATTCCACTCGAAACCGCCGATATCTTCGTTACGTGCAATGAAGATACCGACGGTGTCGGTGTCAGACAGAGGGGTATCGTTGCCCTTAAGTTTACTGCCGACAACGGCTTCGTAGATGATGTTCATGTTAGAACAATATCATGAACCCTATCCATTGTAAACTTAAGGGAACTTTGGAAGTACCACTCGAATATTGGAAGTCATCATACCTTGGACACCCAAGGATACTGCCCTGTTGCGGTCAGCAATTGTGTGTACTTCCCACATGATGACCTTCTTACCAAGAGAGGTTGCCAGTGCAACGACGTTGGTGATGTAGGCATCTGATGCAGCGTGGTTCACACCAATCAGGTCCACATCTGACTTAGCAACAAGGGTTTGCCAGTCAGCGTGGGCCGGATCATCTTGAAGTAGGTAACCCCATGTCGTAAATCCTCGCAACTTGGCACCTTGGAATCCAGCAACGATAGGTGCCTTCCAGACAAAACGGTTGGTGGCATCTGGGTAGCTCGCCATCAGGTCCAGAAGGGTTGCCTGCCACGCACCACCAGTCTTTGCTTCTACAAAGCATACGTGGTCGATGGCAAACTTGTCTAGTAGAGGCACAAGCAGAGGGATCGGCTGTCGGTCCTGTGTAGGATTGTCCGTGAAGGCTGCCGTGTTGGTTAGAGCTGAAATCTGCGCTGCTGTTGAGGATGAAATAGTGAGACTGGTTTCAGTCATACGGTTGGTGTTGGTGTCGTGGTGGGCGACCATCACGTTGTCTGAGGTGATATTGACGGAAATCTCAATCGCCTTCAGTCCCCAGTTCACCGATCCTGTGTACGCTCTCATGGTATGCTCAGGCCAGTTGTCTCCACTACCTCGGTGAGCGATGTAGAACGGGTTTGTGGAGAGTAGGTCTGAGATTTTATAGTTGCCATTATAGGGTTCCATTTTGGTTACTGCAACTTCTGAGGCACCATTCCAGATTGTAGCATTTAGCGCAACTTCAGTAGTTCCATTCCAAAGTCTGAATGGTGAAGTAATAGGTGCAACCTTGGCGGGAAGACCTAGCTGGACAGCCCAACCATTGCTTGCTTGCGTGCTTGGATAGACTACAGTAACAGGGTCTGTAGTTGCTGGTGTAGCATAGTTTCTGGTACCCACTGCAATTGTTTCAATCTGGACAGTACCAACTTGGGCCTTATAGAACCAAGGGGTTGAGCCAGTCATTGAGGTGTAGTTGGCTTCAGCAGCTGATGTACGCTCGGTGGATACCGTCACGACAAAAGTGTTGGCTACTGTGGTGGTGATCGGGTCGGCAATATTATTGAAACTGGAACCAGTGGTGGAACGGTAGCGACCATCTGTTGGGATGATCCATCCAGTATCAGCCACACCACGGAACCACATAAGGGTTATTTTGCCCGAGGTTGTGTTTGCACCGTAGTGGAAGACGTACCCCGTATCTCCTGCAATGCGCTTCTTAGTGAAGATGGCAGTAGAGAGTGTGCCAGTGACCTTCATATTGTAGAGCGCAGTCCATCCAGTCGGCACAGTAAGTGTCTGGCCCTGACCAGTCACAACAACAGCAACCATCCAGTCATCAGTTGCAATCGTTCCATCGGGTGTTAGGGTATAGTCGAAGACACCTGTTGTGAATTCTGCATCGACATGCCCGACTTGGGTAACAGCCATTAGGTTGCAGTCCTAAAGACAGCTGTTCCTGCCGGAGTATTAGGCGGGATGGTGTCCTGAGGTCCTAGCCACAGTACCATAGATGGTCCTGCTGGGCCAGTGGCACCTGTAGGTCCTTGAATTCCTTGAGGTCCTGCTGGTCCTTGAATTCCAGGGGCACCATCAGCCCCATTATTTCCTGCAGGGCCAGTAAGTCCAATAGGTCCTTGAGGTCCTGGTCCACCAGTAGGGCCAACAGGTCCTTCAGGTCCTTCAGGTCCAGCTGGTCCGATGAGGCCAACAGTTCCTTCACCACCAACTTCTTGAATAAGAGGTTCCAGAGCTTCTCGCAGTGCTAATGCTGTTTCACTCTCAGATGTTAGAAGATGGGCAATTTTTCTGTCGCCCCATGGTATTTCAATAGCCATTGTCTGTCCCCGTTAAATACGTATATTAGACATATTTTATCATGTGATCTAGATCACATATTAAAAGAAAGAACCCCTTCAAATGGGATGAAGGGGTTCTTCTATCTTAGGGGCGGTGTTTGGAGTCTTTCTTGAAAAACATCCAAGCACCTGTCAGGACAAAGATAACTCCAATCACTGTAAGTATCCATGATCCGACAGACAATCCTGTAGCTGCAAGCGCTCCTGCAGCGATGCCATGCGTTGTTGTATTTCCGTACATTATATTCCTTCTGCTTTGTATTGCGCTGCCCAAAGGTCGCGCTCTTTTTTAGTTACTGCTTTCTTTGCTACTTCAATCCATGATGCAAAAATCCAACCACCTTGAATGCATTGAAGAAATTCCATCGGAAGAATTGTCACAGCAAGTACCATGTCCCATTTATCTCGATGTGGAATACGTAGAGTTGACTTGATATTCAATGCAATGTAGAGTAGCGGGATCAACCAACCCCACCAAACAAATGCAACAGAATCTAAAGCTATTGCGAGAATCATCACACCTACCCATAGCAACCGAATTAGAGGAATGAGTAGACCTTTAGCTTGAGACATCCAGTCATGAAGTGTAAGACGGTTCAATCCAAAACGAAGAAGATCGTACAGAGTACCAGTCTGCCACTTCATCCGCTGTCCCCATAGGGATTTGAGGTCCTTCATTCCATCTGTGTAGGCTCGGACTGTAGGTGATACTTTCGTAGACAGCTTGAGTTCTCGAAGACGATAAGTGATTTCATAATCTTCTACAGCACTCTCGTAAGACCATGGTCCTATTCGATCTATCCGAGATGCTAGAATTCTCATCGCTGCACCGGAAAATGCTGAGCCTGCTCCAGCTAGAACATTTGTCCATCCACGATTCAAACCCATCTGAATATTTGAAGAATACTCAGCTTTCTGGAGACGGCCAAAAAATCCTGGCTGCTGCACCGTAAATTTAGAAGTCGATCCACCGAAGTCCTCATCAGTGAGAAACTCCTGTTCCCAGTCTGCAACAGCATTTGATGGAAAGACTGTGTCTGCATCCATCGAAATGACTAGATCAAAGCTTTGACCGAATTTTACCCATGCTCGGTTCAAAGCTTCAGATTTACGATGTGCAAGCTTCGGCAGCTCATAGACAGTCACAGGATATTCTCGTGCAATGTCTGCAGTGTCATCAGTGCATCCATTTGGAATGATGACGATTTCGTCGGGTAGTCGGGTCTGCGAAAGCAGTGATTCGATGGTGTCTCTAATACTTCCAGACTCATTGTGCGCTGGAACCAGAGCAATGATAGATGTGATTGTATTTGCCTTTGTTTTGTTTGTGTAGTTGATATTGACTACTATATAATAACTTTTATCCAATGTACACTTAAACAAGAAAGACCCTCCAGATTTCTCTGAAGGGTCCTTCTCAGTTATTTACTTGTAGTCGTCCAGCAAGCTAGAGACTGCCTGAGCAAACTCACTACGTTCAGATTTCTTCATCGATGTGTGTGCGAAGAGCTTGTGGCCTAGCATACGAGAGACTACATTGTAGACTCCATCATAACGACCAACGTGTAGGTTGTCACGCTGTGCGATGTCCCAGGTAAGAACAGCTTTCGAACCATGGCCGAGACGAGAAAGAACAGTAAGGATGACGGACTTCTCTAGGTTCTGAGCTTCATCAACAATGATGAATGCATCATTAAGAGTACGACCACGAATGTGAGTCAATGGGAGAACCTGAAGCTGCTGCTTAGTTTTCATCTCATCGATCTGACGCTTCGTAAGGAAGCTCTCGAGTGAGTCAAAGACTGCTGCAGTCCATGGGTCCATCTTCTCTTGCTCAGTTCCTGGAAGGAAGCCAAGCTCTTCTCCACCGACAGCGTGCATAGAGCGGAAGACGATGATCTTCTTGTGCTCTTTACCGAGCTGCTCAACACCAGCTGCAAGAGCAAGCATGGACTTACCACCACCTGGAACACCGCCAAGAGAGACACACTTGATAGTTGGATCCATCAACTGCTCAATAGCAATTCTCTGCTCAGCAGATTTACCACTGACCGTCTTGTGAAGAATTGTTTCTTTGATGAGTCTGAACTCGTACTGCGTCTTGGCAATTGCAAGAGCACTTCCAGTGCCTGATCGAAGAACAACACCCACATTGAGTGGAACATCAATTTCAAGTTTGATGGTGCCATCCTTGTAGAGAGCTGCCATCTCCTCGCCTGTAATGTCGAAGTATTCAATGTCATCGATGAATTCACCTGTGGTGTTTCCTTCGATGAAGTCTTCAGTTGCAACGTTGACGAGAGAAGCAACAATCTTGAGAGGGATATCCTTAGAGACAAGAACTACCTCATCTCCCGCTTCAGCTTCTTTGGCCAGTCCATGGGCAACGGTAATGATCTGAGTGTCATTACTTGGGTGTGCCTTTAGAATCGTAGGAATATCCCCGACGTGATTGATTTCAACACGAATCTTGGTGTTGTTTTCAATCCAAACACCGGTCTTCAAATCTCCAATTTCTCGTAGTTCTTCGAGCTCTCTGAGTACCATCCGTGCTTCATAGCCAAGGGATGGGTCAGATCGTTTGGATTCAAGTTCTCTTACACAGACGAGGGGAATAACAATCTCTGAACCTGGGTAGGAATAGAGAGCTTTACGTCCAGCTGAAAGAAGAACTGAAGTGTCAATCACGTAAATTTTAGACATATTTATTCACTTAATGTCGAGAGCCGTAGGAATGGCCTTGTGTATCTATTCTATACTATAAGAGGAATATATAACAATTACCACTTAAAGCCTTCATAAGGCAGTGAAGGCTTAGGGGCGACGCGATCAAACAGTCTGGACTGCTCTGTAGCATTCCAACACTGTTCCTCTGCCAAAGCAACCCACTTGTCCATTGAAGGGCGAAGATAGTACTCAGTCTGATAGCGGAAACGAAGCTCACCGAATTTTTCTTTTACTGAGATGAGCCTGTAGTCAGGATCAATTCTCTGTAAACGGTTGTTCAGATCAATGAGTATAGGAAACCACGTGTAATGATCGATTGTGCAATCCTCAATCATTTTAAGACGTTCAAAATTCTTCATCAGCGGCCCTTAGAAGTAGGCAGGAGCCACAGATCAGTCTCATTGAAGATGTAGTTGGACATCTCAGGAAAATTGGAGAGTGCTTGGATAGTCGCAAACGTGTCAAATGCCATTGCCTTCGTCAGCTCATCTCGAATCCGATCCTGTGCAACCTTCTGCATCAGATTGTGAATCGAGAGTGGAACCTGCTGAGTAATGAAGTAGAAGACATCCTCATCCAGTATGAAATCCAAAGTGATTGCAAAACGGAAAGCTCGTAGCATTCTCAATGGGTCTTCTTCGAGACGATCAGTACTTCCAACGCATCGGATGATTCTCTTCTCAATGTCTTTAACACCACCGTGAGGGTCGAGGATATTCCCCTTCTCATCAATGGCAATTGCATTCATTGTGAAGTCACGGCGTGCCAGGTCATCATAGATGGTGCCCATTTCAACAGAGTCAGGTCGACGTCCATCGGAATAGGCACCATCTTTGCGACATAGGACAAAGTCAAAGGTCTGGCCTGAAAGATTGAAGTCTGCGAAACTCCATGGCAATTTGCGACGTGCTCGAATTGTCAGGTACTGCGGAGTCTCTAAGAAGATTTCGAAATCATTCTTTAGCAGCCAGTCTTTCATGGCTTCGTAAGATTCGGCTTCAACTGAAAAGTCAAAGTCGTGCGAGAGGCGACCCATAATGTGGTCACGAACTGCACCACCTACGAGGTAAAGATGTACGTTTGTCATTTTGTCCTTTAGATTGTTTACGAGTTCTCTGAACCCTTATGTCGATTGTATACTAGTCGGTCAGTTTCATCTACCACATCATCGACTATATCCTGAGCTCGCATGATGGACTCATACTTAATCCAGTGGTGGCGGCAAAAGAGAAGATCGAGCCCTGACGTGAGAACTACTTGTACGTAGGCCTGGGCTCCATCTCTGTCACAGCGATGGTTGGCATTTAGGGTGTATTGACGAGGTTTGGTGGGTGTCTCAGACTTAGCCTGGGTAGCTGTAGCAATACTCATAACCGCTCCTTAGTAGATAACTAATTCTAAATCAGAAGTCAGAGTCAATGGGGCCAACACGGAAGAGTGTCAGTCCGATTTCCTCCCACATCCGACAAACCTTGAGACGGTCATCGAACACACCAACTACACTGTAGTTTGGTGCCACGTGCTTGTAGAACAACTCGTGCTTGACGATGTCATCAGGAATGTATGAATCCTTTGGACGCATGAACAGAGCTTCACCGAACAGCTCGTGCTTGATCAGCCAATCCATTGTCTCGTTGTAGCAAACCTCATCACGACCAGACATGAAGATGACTTTGTAGCCAGCCTTGATCAAAGAGCGCGCAACCTTGATGACTGCCCAGATCGGAGAATCTTCTCCAACACGGTGCCAATCGAAAGGTCCACGTCCAAACATCTTTGCCAATGTGCCATCGATGTCGAAGAGGAAGACTTCCTCCAGCTCCTCATTTGGAACGTAAGTCGTCCACTTTCCCACTTCAGTTCCTTCAGAAGAGAAGTCAGGAACAATAGGAAACTTGCCCTTTGTGATGTAGCACTGGTGGAAATTGCGGATGACGGCTTCACCAACCTGACGGTCAGTGGCTGCAGCATCACGACGAACAGCTTCTTCAACGTCGACTGGAACATCTTCGATGACCAGAGGAATTTTCATCTTCTCAGCCTTTGACTGCCATTCACGCACAGTCTTGAGGCGAAGGTTCGTTGCATCGACACAAACTGAAAGCTGGGCTTTCAATGCAGCAGTCACCATTGCGTGTTCGATTGTGGAGACAGTCTCTTCCTGCTGGCGCTCCAGTCCCCAGTACATTCCATACAGCTGGAAACGGATGTCATCGCGGTTAATACGGACTCGTCCACTGGGGTTTTCAGCAACCCATGCCTTGGCAAGAGTGCTTTTGCCGCTTCGAGGGATTCCTCGGTACAACTTGATTACTTGTTCTTCGATAGTCATATTTGAATATTATCCTAGTTCTCTCATTTTGTACAATTCTTCTACGAAACCAAACTGATAGATAGACATCAGAGTTCCACCTCATCAAGTGCTCGCATCAATTCACCGAGGTCGCTGAACTTCTTCTCAGCTACAGTCTCAGTCCAACGGGTAGGTTCGTGCAAAGTCTTAATGACCTTGACAACCGTCCAAGAGTTAGTGTCTGTGTACTCGCAAGAGTAGCCAGCCCATTCAGTGATAGTCTCTGTTGCCGTGTTCATTACGACTACCAGAGAGTCATCGGTGACTCCGCAGATACGACGGAGTCGCTTGTCCATTTCTTCTTTGAAGCTCATTATTTCAACCCTTCCAGTGCGTTGAGGCAGTTGTGGATGTGTTCCCAGAGCTGTTCTCGATTCATGCCTACATAGGCAAAAGACTCATCCCCATACTGATCAACTGTCTCAACGCCTAGTTCAACGTAATCATTACCGAGAACTTCGATACTAATTTTTTCCTGTTGATTGGAAGAACGATTAACATCAATTGTGAGATTCTGCTCTGTGCCAAGTCTCGTGTATTCAGTAGCCATTTTCTTTGTCCTTTAAGTAGTGTGGTGTTGCTGATAGAATTACTATATCCTACCAGCAACACCATGTACACTTAAGAAAGGACAGTCTTCCGGGCCCAGTTGGGAGAAGTGAATGTCATGTTCTGAGTGATGATCTGATCAATAACCGAGACAGCCGTTTTCATCCGTCGTTCATGGTCACCACAGACAAGTACCCAAGAGTGTCCTCGCTTCGTGAGAAGCTGCTTGAAGTTCTCTGTCATTCGTTCGCGGAGATGTTCACCATCACGGTAGCCATCATCCTCAAAGTCAACACCTTCATCATCAGTGATCAAGTACAGATCACGTCGAGGCAAAGGGTTGTCGATCAGGAGCCGCGAGTCCTTGTCTGTGTAACGCTCTTCCCAGATGCTTGTAGCCAATACATCGGTGTCTGCGATGACTAGAGGGGCACTATCAGCAGCATAGTTTTCCATCTGCTGCTGAGACTTTGCAATGTGCTGGAAGTCTTCCTTCGTCCACTTCAAGTCATCCATTCCAGCATCTGGATTTGCATAGCGGAGATGAGTCAGCCAGTTTTCAGTGAAGATACGACCATACTCAGGCACAGTTCCCATCTCAGGAAACTGAGGTCGGTAGTGGTCAACAAGAGCTTCAGTGAGAGTTGTCGTTCCAGTTGACTCTGCACCGACAACGATGATGCGAGTTGCCATTTCCTGTCGAGCAGGTGCAATGATCTGGTGCCAGTTTTCTGCATGCTGGTCTCGACAGGCTGTACCACTGACATGGAACTTGGAGCGAGACTGGTCAATGACTACATTCTCTGCTTCGAACCAATCAGCCAGTTCCTCACCATAGGCTTCTGAAGTGAAGACTTTGTGGATTTTACCGTTGAACTGCTTCTCAAGAGCCAGACGCATCTGCTCTACATGAGCTTTCCAGATTTCCCTGGAGTGGTAGTCTTCAGGTGTATCGTTCTTCTGCCCGATGAAGCGGACATTTCGCTGTGACTTGAACTCTTCTTGCAGCCACTCGACTCTCTGATCTACTTCAATACTTTCGAACCGGTTGCCAAGAACAATAACGAAGAGGAAGTCGACCTGCTTTGCTGCTTCTGAAATCAGATGAGCGTGGCCTTTGTGGGGTGGGTAGAACTTGCCGATTACGAGACCGTTGGTCATTAGACAGTCACCAGTTCCGGAGTCTCCTGAGCTTCTTCAACCTTGCAGGTTTTCTTCCAGTCGAAGAGACCGTAGATGCAGAGTGCAAAGAAGCCGATGTAGAGGATTGCCGTCAGTGTGAGACCCTTGCTGAAGTATAGGGGAATCGAGACAAGGTCGATGACGATCCAAACGTACCAGTGCTGGAAAATCTTTTTGGCCTGGCCGTAAGTGGCAACGAGAGAAGCTGCAAGGATAAATGCGTCAGGGATGGGAACACTCGAGTTGGTTGCAAAGGAAAGAAGAGCACCGATTGCTACTGTACCGACGACAATTGCTGCAAGACCATTGATAGCTTCACTTGTGTAGGTGTCTCGGATTGGAAGGTCATTGCGGAGTTCAGTCGATTTGGAACCTCGGCTCCAGTTGTACCAGCCATACGCTGCAACAACTGCGAAGACAACCTGCAGGAAGGAGTCTGCATAGAGACCCGATCCGAGGAACAGGATGGTGAAGGCGACGTTGTTGAGAATACCTACTGGCCAGTTCCAAAGGTACTGTTTAGCAACTGCAAAGACGCAGGCTGCACCAGTTACGAAGCCGATGATTTCGATCCAACTGACTGGAGCTCCGAACAATTCGAAGGGAGCCGAGGTCATCCAGGTAATAAGTTCATTCATTGTTTGTTTTGTTCCTTTTTAGGTGGTTTGTGTTGATATAAAGACTCTATACAACTTTTTAGAGAATGTACACTTAAGGTTCCATGTCGCTGAATGGAGGCAAAGAAACACCGAACGGCTGAATGTCAGCCCATGCCTTCATCTGAATACCCGTCGCATCTCCATGACGGATGTAGCGAATGATTTCAGTGACGTAAGGATGAGACTGAGCCTTGAGCCAAAGGTCCTGACCTTCGAGATGACGAATGTCTTCAGCAAACTTGAATGCATCAGTAATTTTGTCACCAGCTTTAATATAGTGCTCCTGTAGAGTTCTATGCACCCAGTTTTCGAACTCGTCAGGAACAGTGTCAAAGAGACGAGCTTTCCAGTCATCCTGCTCTGCAGCATCGACAAAAGCCTTGACGTCATAGAAGAAGACAGAACCCCAATGTTTCGGGTCTTCCTTGATGTAGGGAACATCCTTGAACAGATCGGCAACTTGGTAGACCCAAAGGCTACGTGCCGACGTTCCTGTCACAATTGCATGAAGTCGCTTGTAGTCTTCCTGCTTGATCTTGAGGTGGACAGTGCCATCCTGTGAAAAGACATCGAGAACAAGACCCTCAGCATTGTGACGAGGGGGAATAGCGAGAGCCTCTGCAACTGTAATGTTCCGCTTAAGAATAATGTCAGAGGTGATCTGACGGCGGATAATACCTGTATCAAGGAGGACAGTGCCCAATGGGCGGATCGACTCTTCAGCTCCGTAGTCTAGGACGATGCGACCTTCAGGGTAGATAATTTCAAAGATGGGAGTTGCCCAGCGTAGCATGCCTTCATCCCACTGGTCCCGGTAGTATTCACCTTCATCTGAAGAATCCAAGAGCTCTGTTGCCTTTAGGGCCTGAGGTGAGTTGAAGCTGCCCTTTGTTGCAATGCCATCATGGCCATTGTAGCGCCAATAAACACCAAGCGAACCATCCAGTTTGTCTGTGACGTAGCACAAATCATCAAGCGAGAACTTGGGTGCACCTGGCTGGCCGTAGTTGAAGAACTTTCCAGGACCTCGAGCAATGACGTAGCCTTCTTCATCGATGATGAGACCTCGGCAAACCATTGTCTCTGCGGTCCAGTACTGCTTGAACTGCGTCAAATGAGTGTAGCAGAGAATTTCGATGGGAAGTTCAGAGTGGTGAGACCGTTTGATCATTCCATCCGCAATATCTTTTTCAAGCTGGATAGGATCGAGAAGTTCAGAGATATGAATTTTAGCAGGGGTTGACAATTACTTTTCCTTTAGTTGATGTTAGAACTACAATATACTACTTAGCAGCAGATGTACATTTACTGACGGTAGTGGAGTTCACCAAGAGCACAGAAGTCAATAAGAGCGTCGAAGTCACTGCTGTCATACAGCTTTTTGTCATAGGAGTTCAACCAACGGAAGGAATAACCTCGCGCATCCAATGCCATAAGGTAGCTGACATGGGTTTCAGCTGGGGCTAAGACTGATACTTGGGTATAGAACTCTACTTCTATCCAGCATTCGACGTCCTCAGGCTCACCGGTGTCACTGAACGTATCTTCCTCGTACAGCTTGCCAATAATAGCGCATGTCATGACGATACCTGGTCGCTGAGGGGTGTGGCTGACTTGGGTTGCTTTGATGATGACTTGCTCTTCTGGATCGAGAGCTTCTCTTTTCGGACTATCCTGTGTCTGGGTAATCTCTGTAAGATCATCATACAAAAGGTCTAGGTCGAGATTGTCATCGAAGTAGACGATTGTAATGAGTGACATATGGTTACAGCCTTAAACAGATATAGTGGTTCTACGAATAGAACCACTATATCTTATTTAGTTAGAGAAGTACAGTTACTTCTTGTCTACCTGGATGAGAGGGTTGGAACCATTCGGAACTACGAATACGTTACCCTTAGCACCAAGGTCTCGAAGGGTATCGAGCTGCTGCGACTGAAGAACTTCAGGGGTAAGAGAAGCGGCAAGAGTTCGGTTAGCCTTGGCCTGAGCTTCAGCTTCTACGATTCGCTGCTGTGCAGAAATCTTAGTTGCATCGAGCTTAGCCTGTTCCTGGAGAACCTGAGTCTTGGCATTCTGTGCATCGGTGAATCGGTCCTGAACAACCTGAGGGTAGCGGATACCCTGAAGAGCGACCGAGTCTACGACGACACCCTGCTTTTCCCAGCGAGTCTTAAGACCTTCAACGATCTTGAGCTCAAGTTCAGAGCGCTTAGCGAGTACATCTACCGTCGAGTAGCTAGACGGTACGTTTCGAACGACGGAGCGGATGTCCTGGTCGATGAGCTTCGAAACGAAGTTTTCCTGAGACTTGTAGACAGTGAAGATGTCGGACACCTTGTCAGGCTTGATTGAGTAGCGGACTGCTACGTCAATGTTGGCTGTAACGCCGTCCTTGTCCTGAGCTGTGATTTCCGGACCGTTGACCTTCTCATTGCCACTTGCCTGACCATTCAACTTGTAGATGGCCTGCTGACCGGTGATGTCAAAGTCAATTGCTTCCTGGTTCGGGAACTTCCAGTCAGGACCTGCAGTTGTGTCTTCACGAGCAATGGTACCGTCCCAGTTCTTGATGACCTTTGCTTCGCCGACTTCCTGAGTGTAGAAGGAAGAGAAGACAAGCATACCGCCACCAATTACGAGGGCTAGTAGACCTGCACCCAACTTAGCGGGAGCACCAGGGCCGAAGATGGCAAAGCCAGCGCCGACCACGAGGATAATAATGCCGAGAATAAAGAGAATCAATTTCGTCCTTTTGTCATTGTTTGAGGGAGGGTGCCTTGTGACACCCTCCCAGGTAAAGCAGGGGTTGTTATTTGCTCGTAGCCAAGATGCGCTTGTGAGCGTTGTTGCGAAGCTTCTCACCGAATCCTGCATCTGCAAGAGACTTGAAGCGAGAAGTGTCATTGTGGTACTTCTTCACGTGGTCCGAGAAGAAAGTAACGGTGTTGAAAGCTGCCCAAGCTGTTCCTGCACCAGCCGCATTGATAACAGTGGGTTCGTTCTCGTAGATGTCCATCAGAGACGCTACGGTCTTGGTCTTCTGGACCTTCGATTCGGGAACGATTGCATTGGCGAGGTTGAGCATTTTCTTCTCAGTGAAAGGGATAGACAACATCTTCTGTACCTCGAGCTCGAAAGCGTCGTGGTACTTGACGGTCATCTGAAGAGCTTCACGAGCCTCTTCAATCCTGCCACTGAGAGAAGACTGGTGACGAAGTGACCATTTGTGCTTAGCGCCGTTGAGAGCCATTGTCACGGTGTTGTTGCAGACTGCTCGAATCTGAGTAAGAGCGGCTGTGAAAGACTGTGAGCCATCATGCGAGTTGGTGATGAGAAGATACGTCTTGTGAGCATCTTCACCAGCTACCAACCAATCTTCTCCAACCTGAGCCGTCAGGAAGACTCGCTTTCCACCGAAGAGAGAACCAGCTGTAGTGTACTTGGCTTCTCCCGAATCGACGAGGTTGTCAAAGAATTCGAAAGCAACGTTATTCTGGAAGAGGTTGTATCCATCTCCAACGATTCCCAGTTCGTGGTCATCCGAAGTTCGGACTACAGCATGTCGACCAGAGAAAAGCTTGTTGCTTGATCCGAACTTGAGTGGCTGCTTTTCAACCATCCAGTCAAGTCCTGAAAGCTTGAGAGCTTCAGAAGCAGTCTTGACTCCTTCAACTACATTTCCGACTCCGTGCCAGGGAACGAGTGATTCACCTGAAAACATGGTTTCAACTGCGTGCATTTTGGTTTTCCTTAGTTTGTTTGTTTGAGTTGCTGTTGATAAGACTACTCTATAACACACTTTGGAAAATGTACAATCCTAGGGCCAGAGTACTACTGCCGGCTTAAAAGCTTCATCAATCTCATGCTCCTCGTAGTCGCGCTCACTGATGAGGTCCTCACGGGAGAACAACTCTCCAGCTTCCAGGACTCCACCAGCATACGTTCGTTCGACGAGCTCAATCGAAAAGTCATCAGTCGAATAATAACTATTGCCCTCTTCATCACTGGCTTGAATGACTTCCATGGTGGGGTCTTGCTGAGCCAGTTCGGTCATTTTTTCTGCGAATGCTACAATATTCATGATGGGCCTTCCTGAAGGCTACGTTAGCTTCCAGGTCTTGACCCAATCGGAAGCATTTGATGTAATGGTTATAACCATTATATACAACCTTATTATTCTACAATCTCAGGAACCACACTTGTAACGATGAAAGCTGCCTGTCTGTCATCACTGTCAAAGGCTTCAACTAGACTCATCAACTTATCTTCCATATACGCTTTCTCAAGATCGGCAAGCTGATAGATGTCATCAGGATCACCTTCGAAAACTTCACTTGAGAAGATAACTTCGATCGTAGCAGTGTAGGTCTGGTAGTTCGTAGCCATTAGGCTTTTGGTTCCTTACTGGATAGTTCAGCATAGAGAGCAAGATATGCAGCTCCATCAATTGCAGAGTCTTCTTTGTAGCCTGCAATGTTTCGTACAATTTTCAGCAAAGCCATAGCAATAGCGACATCTGCTGGAGTTAGTGGTTCCTTCAACTTCTTTTTAAGTTGAATGTTCCAAGCATCGGCAATGTTCTGAAAGTTCTCTTCAGGTGGACCGTACTGCTCTTGTCGGTCACTGGTGATTAGCTTTGCAGCTTCGTTGAGAATTTCTTCGCGCTTTGTCAATGTCTTCTTCGGAATAGTAAAGGTACTGTTTGTATTGTCTGTCGTGTAGACAGGATACTTTGGTGGGCTTGTAGGAAGTATGATGTCATAACCAGGATATGGGGCTTTTATCTCATAGGGGGTATTGATTATATGCCCATCTACGATGCCAGCATTCCACTCTGCATCTTTTAGTGCTTCTTCAGAATTTGTCATCTAACAATCATATCCTAACGGAAGTCAAACGAGAAAATCTCGCCGTCTTTGGTGAGGAAGGTTGCAGCTGAAGGATTTCCAACTCCACCATGACGTCGACGGTAGTAGTTTGACTCAGATTCAAAGGAAGGCGTACGAACAGTGAACATGTCATTCTCCTGCTCGAAACAACCTGTGTGGTTGTGACCATGAATAAGAACGTGAACACCCTGCATCGGAGAGTGGCGGTTGAAGAGCTGACCCTTGAGCCAGTCCCAGTGCTTACCCTTTGTCCACTGGTCTCCATGCACTTGAACGATTTTGGTACCTGCAACTTCACGAACGAGAGTATCCTCATCGAACGCTACAATACCAAACTCAAGGTGGCCGAAGAGGTAAGGATCGCCAAACTCTGTGAGTGCCTGCTTAATAGAAGACAGAGCCTGAACTGCCCACGAGTCAGAGGAATCTGTCGAGACAGGTTCACGCTGAGCCTGATCGTGGTTGCCAGGTACTGAGTCAATTGTCAGTTTAGTGGTGAGAGGTGCGAAGGCCTTGATGGTGAAGATCATCAGAGTCTGCATCAACTGGACCTGCTGAGTTGTTGTCAGTTCAGTTCGGCGTGCATTACGACCACCCTGTGAAACCATACCTTCGATGAAGTCACCAACCCAAGAAATATGGATAGGTCCAATTTCATCACGGAATCGGTTGACCTTATTTACAGCATGCTGAACTGAATCGACATAGCGCTGGACAATACCTTTAGTACCGTCTCCATCGGCTTTACCGAGCTGAAGGTCTCCAGCTGCAAAGACAAATCCCTTGTCGCCAGTACCAGGTTCTACATACTCTGGGTAGGAAACATCCGTAACAGAGGCAATTAGTAGATCAAAACTCTCTGTTGAAATTGGTTCAACAACCTTGATTGGCTGGACATTATAGGAATGGAGGTAGGGTCCACCAGGTGTTCTCTGCCACTGCTTTGCACCAGCAATATAGAACTTAGTAGGATCGTAGCCAAGCTCCTCAAGCTTGCCTGGTTCTTCCTCAGCAGATACCTGCTCATCTTCTGCATATTCTTCTTCATCGAAAGAAGTTGGAGGAGCTACAACACCAGTTATTGGTCTAAGTCGAGCAGTAGGATCTGATTCTTCTTCAGGAGTACCAGCTTCAATATGCTTTTTAAGATAAGTAGAGATAGCAGTGGGGCTAATCTGAATATCAAATGCTTCTGCAATATCACGAGAAATATCTGCGTAAGTTAGTCCACTTGCGTAAAGTTCTGTAATTGCTTCATGATATTCTCTGCAAACCCCAGGATAAGCTTTTTTCAATTCGTCATTCCTTTTAGTCGATAAAACATAATTTCTATAATAACAAAGGGTCAAGTAAAAGTACACTTGACCCTTTAGTACCTCTATGTGGGATCGAACCACAGGCCTGGTCTTCGGAAAACCATGCTCTGTCCACTGAGCTATAGAGGTAAAAAGAATGGCAGCCACAAGGACTGCCATTCTTATTTACTTTTTGTTCTTACGCTTACGTCTTGGCTTATCTGACTGGATGTAGACCTTGACAGGAATATGTGGCTGGAACAAAAGAGGCATACGAGCTTCCTCAGGAGTTCTGTCATTCTTCTTGTTGTTACATGGAGAACAAGCTGCAATAGCATTCATCCATGTGTCTCCACCACCACGAGACTTTGGAAAAATGTGGTCGTGAGTTGTTGCTGCTTTGTTGCAGTAACCACACTTGTATTTGTCTCGTTCAAGAACTCCACGCTTCGAGAAAATAACATCTCGAGTAACGTATGGAACCTTGACAAACTCTAGAAGACGGATCACCAATGGGAATGGAATGTCAATTCCACCCACTGAACGGATTCTCCGAGACTCATCGCCTTCTTCGATAACTGCACGATTGGATGCGACAAGGGCTAGAGCTCGTTTAAGCTGTGTAGGGCCGAGCTCTTGGTAACTTGCGTTAAGTACATTCACTTGAGTGTACGCGATAATATGGTTGCTCACTTGTCATCCTTTCATCATGTCAGTGTGCTAGTAGAAATATATACACTGCATTTTACAATGTACAATCGAGGTGAGTGTGGGACTCGAACCCACGTGCACGCTTTTGCAGAGCGCGACCTAACCACTCGGACAACCCACCAGAGAGCCACAAGCGGGCAACGATCCCACGACCTCGTCCTTACCAAGGACGCACTCTACCAACTGAGCTATTGTGACATATCACGCTTTTGGGAGAAGCGTGCAAAACTCTATAAGGTTATTATATACTGAAACAGGCTAAACATACAATCTCTTCGATGGGGATGCCACCTTCAGACATTGCGTAAATTTGCGTCCCGTAGTACTTGAAGCGGTCAATATCACCATCACACTCCATGCAGACCATTTCTTTCTCGAGTTCGGTGACAAGAAAAAGAATGGACTCTTCGTCCACTAGTGGCCAATTTCAAAATATTCGACGTTGAAGCCATCGCGAGTAGCTGTGACTTCTGCAGGATCACCGAACTTCTGCTGAAAGAGGTCAGAGAAGTGGTCCCATTCTCCAGCTAGTGTAGCAAAATCTTCTCCAAAGCTAGATGGAATTTCTACTCCACCAAGAGATGTTACCCAGTGGCGCTCGTAGGTTTTGCCGTTGTATTCCCCGTAGTTGAAGAGACTATAGCTGTCGAAACTAGTATCACCGTAGTCTTCGTTGTAGTCATCGGCTTCTTCAACGTCTTCATCCCAATCACGGCCAGGATTGCCAAGGCCGAAGCGAACTTCATGCAAGCTAAATGTACAGGGTTCACCATCATTGAAGCCGGGAGTGCCTTGGCCCCATCGAATGAAGGTAACGAAGGGGTACTTCTCGAAGAACGTGTCAAGTACCTCCAGAAACTCCTCAGGGCCTTTCTGAGGTACTGGAGTGGAATAGCTATAGTTGCTTACATCCCCATGGATTGGGCGTCCCAGGATGTCATTCTCAGTCGTGGTCATAAAATTCTACCCTAAATCCTTCTTTAGTTGCAGTCACTTCTGCGTGGTCACCAAATGTCTCTTGTAGGAACTCGTAATGGTCTGAACCTAGCTCGTGTACCATGTTGCTAAATGCTTCTTTGATTTCAGAGTCCATCTCAATTACTCTTCCACCGTAGGGATAGAAAATCTCATCCTGCTGAAACTCTACTTCAGCAGACTTTAGCTTAATGTGGGTCTGGTCCTGAAGAACCCAAAACTCACATTCTTCACCGTCCATCCAGTATGGGGTGTACTGAACCCAAGAAACATACTCAACATCGTCAAAAGTGAGTACAGCGTCAAGAGCGTCTAGCCACTTTTGCGGATCTGATTGCTTTGACCATGGAGAGCGAATTTCACCCTCAATGGGACGGCCGAATACTTCACTTGTCGTCATCTGTCTTTCCTACCTTTACGATATTCTGGAGCATCTCTTCGCGTCCAATAAACTTGTTGCGTCGTCCACCCATCCAGGTGACACAGTTCATACAATCGAGCCAGTCTCCAGGAGATGGGATACAGCCGAGGTCCTCAACAATATGATTCTCAGCGATGTCACGGACAATGACTTTCTTTTCTTTCTGAGTCTTCTCGTCAAAGATGGTGATGTAGTGGCCGAAAACTTCTTGAGCCATGAATGGTCCATTGGCGTGGTGGAGCATTGCACGATGGCGAACGTCTCCATACGAGCTTTTGTATTGGTCAATCCATTCATGAATCTTGATATAGTCTTCTGGCTTGCCACCGAAATGGCGAGCAGAAGCTTCAGCATGCAGATAGGATTGTGCCATTAGACAGGGGTGTCCTCAAGGATTTCAATGAGGTTGGTGAGCTCAGCAATCTGACCTCGCACATATCCATAGTCTACGCCAGCACTGAAGGTGTCGTCATGGTTCCCACCACTGGCTACATCTGCTACAAACTCATCGTAGTCTTCTTCAATGTGCTCGATAGTATGCTGAAGATCAGCAATTTTGGAGTGGGCAAAACTAATCAATTCGTCTTTAGTCATTTATTTCCTTAGCAGGACCAGCAATCGCCGACCTGGAATTTGTTGTAGTCACCTTCATTGACATAGGCCCAACCGGTCTTGTCATTCTTTTTCAAATCAAATTTGTAGGTTGCAGCATGATGAGTCTTCTGAGGTATCTTCATCGTGCAAATACCAGCACTGTTTCGAGTCATGCACTCCATAGTCGAAGTGTCATACGGTGCTGTGTAAGACTTCTTGGTGATAAATCCAGAGTCAATAGAGCTACAAGCCGAAAGAGTGAAGAGGCTGAGAAGAGCGAGGATAGCTGTCCATTTACGCATGAGCTTTACCCAACTGGTGAGTGCCAATGACGATAACACGGCTACGCTTGTACTGAAGATTCAGGGAACGCATGAGACGGTCTCCTGCAGCCTCGTGGCTAGGAGCTACCATCTTTCGCACAGCTTCTCGACCATCACCCCAGTAAATGTCGATTTCGAATCTCTTCAGGCCTGGCTTCTCTTTGACTGGCTTCATCTTTTTCATAAGATGATCCTACACTATTGGTAGGGATTTGTACAATTACTTACCTTTGTAGATTTCAGCAAGTCCTGATGCAAGAAGACCCTCATTAATTGAGAAGCCATCAAGAGTGTACATGATGACGAAGTAACGTCCAAAGTTGTCTCTTAGTTTTCCATTGACTTTAATAGTACGTACAAGTGCTGTCGCACCTTCAGGAGCATGCTCACGAGAGTAAGCAGTAGCTTCTTTAAAGTTGATTTCTCCATGCTCAGGAGTATCAATGGGCACGAGACGACCTACAGGGGGTTTCTCTTCTTTGCCCAGAGTAATATCAAAACCGAGATCGGCTATGAACTCTAGTGTGTCTCCGTCTACCCAACGAATTACTTTGCAGAAATATAGATAAGGTTGCATGGAGACTTTCTAGCGTATTAAATAAATGGGGTGTCTGACGGAATTCGAATCCGCGGAATCCTGGACCACAACCAGGCGCATTAGGCCGCTTTGCTACAGACACAGCGCCTATGACGGATTATGATACCGCGACCTCCGCTTCGACAGAGCGGTGCTCTTCCTCTGAGCTACACAGGCTTGATGGAAATTGTAGAATGATGGCTGTTGAACGATCATCATGTCGGTTACATAAAGCAATATCGTCTAAATCCTGAGGAATCTCTACGAGAGTTGCACATTCATAACACTTACGCATGAACCGGACCATAAGCCCATCCTTCTACTCCATTGTATTACGCAAAAGCGTAGTGGAACAGGTCGGATTCGAACCGACAACCTACTGTATGCAAAACAGTCGCTCTACCAATTGGAGCTACAATCCCATTGACTAGTTAAGGTAGTCACTCTAGCATTTAGGTATTGCCAGCCTTGGGGATGTTTATCGGCCTCGCGGCATTAAATTGCGCTCTCACGATAGGAATCGAACCTATGATGTCTTACGAACTTGATTAACAGTCAAGCGCATCCAGCCAACAGATGCCCCGTGAGAATACTTCTTTCGAAGAGTTACGGAGGTCGGATTTGAACCGACGGTCTTCGGGTTATGAGCCCAATGAGATACCAAACTTCTCTACTCCGTGCCGTTATTTAATTATAGTACCATAGAAAAGGTACTTTGTACAATCAAACGTAAGTCACAACTGTTTGGGTAACAATTTCTTCTTTACGTTCGACGATCTGCGCAAAAGCGGCTGAAAAGTCGAAGTCCTTGTAACCGATATTGTTGTATCGAAGTGTTACTCGAACATACACGTCACCAACTTTGAGAATATTTTCATCAAAGAATCCTCGATCATCATATTCAATCTCATTGTTGATGAATTCAGCATCAAAATCCTCTTGGAGAATTTCAACTAGTTCATTGCCATAGGAAGTTTCAGCATTTTTCAGAAGCTCTTGTAGCTTTTCGTTGTTCATATAAATACTTTATCATGCTTTCTGGGAGAAGTACACTTAGAAGTCGTATTCTTTTCTGGCAGCTGCGAGACGGTCCTCAATGTCTACTTCCAGCTGAGTCTTCTCGTACTCTACGTCAGGTCGGTCTTCACCGTCAAGTGAGAAGAACTTATGGATTTTCTGTGCCATCTGGACATAGCCATCCTCGAAGTTGGGTGCCCATACATCAAGACGGAAATCATGGAAATGGTGGTTATGTAGAGGTGGTACTGATGCACCGTGCTCCATCATCACGACTGGGCCATCTTTGTTCGTTGACACACCAATCCAAAGGCTTCCATGTCCACCATCAAAGTCCCACTCGTATGGGTACTGCTCAGGGCGAGGACGACTCCAGAAAGCAGGGTGCTCTTGAATGAAGTTGTATGCCAGAACCCAGTTGTTCTGGTCAGTAAGCCACTCTTTTGCCGTGAGTAAGAAAGAGTAGTATGTGTTGAAGTCAAGAGGTCGCGAATTTACTCGACCGATCAAAGCCCGGTGAAACTTTGAATCCTTTTGTTTGATGCTAAGCATTGTCAGATTAGAGTCAGTGTCAACTTCAAGAGATTCCCTAATGGACTCATCAAATTCGATGTCGACATTCTTTTTGTCAAGCGAGTCGTAAGCATCAACGATAGAATCCCACTGCTCTCGAATACCCTCAGCAGCAAAGACTCCGTATTCCTTGATGTACTTAATAGTGACAACAGGCTTGGGGTCTTCCCATGTTACTTTTGTCGGGTAAGTTACACCAGCATCTGCGAGGATAGTCTCAATATTGAGAAAGGAACTCTCATCATCAGGCAGACCGTCCTGATTAAAAATAGAGTGATTGAGAATGTCATCGTTAAGCATTGTTGTCCTTTGTCATTTGAAGATAGATTAGAAGCTGTTGGTTGGGATGTGATGCATCACGTTCATACCGATTATACTCTTCAGAACGTCGACGCCACAGAGCTCTATTCCACACATCTATGTCTTGAGTTTCTTTCACGTTCCTCAGGGTGGGATCGAGCCACCTACCAAATCGTTATGAGCAATTCGAGCTTCGCCAGAGCCAGAGGAATATTCAGTTATTATTCTATATCACTCAGATGTGAATGTACACAGGACCTGATCCGATATTGGCAGAGAAGATAGCAGTTGTGCCACCATTCCAGCCACCATGGACTGCTTGACCATTTCCAATGTAGACTGCAATGTGAGCCATTCCAGTTCCTCCATTAGCGTAATAGATCAAATCACCTGGAACGGGATTGCTTGTTGGAGTTCCAAGGGCCATGTAACTAGCAGGCCAACCATGATGATGGATTCCTGCAGCTGATAGAGCATTTGTGACAAGAGCTGTACAGTCTTGAGCAATTCCAAGTTGAGCCAATGCAGCAGAAGCAACAATAGCTCCACGACCTGAAACAGCAGGCGGTGCTACTAGTTTAGGAGCTTCAACTCTGGGTGCTACAGCTTCAGGAGTGGTAACATTCTTCTTAGCAACTGGCGCTTGGCTAGTTTCAGTGATCGTTGCTTCAGGTTGGCTATACTGAACATCCATCACCGGAGCTTCATATTGAGAGGCAGGGGTCGAAGAAGTTGTGATACTTGACCGAGCAAAACTAAGCTTGGCCATTGGTGCTGTGATGGGTGCTGAAGTGATTCCTAAATCTTCGGAGACTCTTTTGGTAGAGTCAGCTTCAGCGGGTTGAACAAAAGAAAGACTAGCCACGATGGCTAGTCCCAGGGACAGAAAGGTGTTTCGTAGCTTAGTCATTTGTTCCTAACAGTAGACGACAAGGGCATACGAACAGTGGCTTTGTAAGCCAGTGCTAGGTATCACTATAAACAGAAAGAGGGAGATTTTACAATCTCCCTCTTCCATAGAGTAGGTTTTACTTCTTCATGAAGTATTCGTCGACTACCCAATCGACAAATTTTTGTACTGCCTCTCGCTCACTCGCAGCTGTTGGTACCGTTGGTGGCACTACTACGGGAGGCTGGGTGACAGGTGGGGTCACTGGTGCATCAAGGCTGTAAAGCTCTAAATGGATGTCAGCACCACATAAGGTGGAGTTACCAGGCACATCTCTGTGTCGGATGTAAATCGGTAGGTAGCCATACTTGTTCTTGATGGCAGTCAGAAGCTTCTTGACAGATGCGAGTGTTGCAGCATCCTCATCAGGATCAACTTCGATTCCAATGTAGTCGTTACCAACTTTTCCAGCATGGTATGCGCGGTCCTTGAGTGAGACAGCCTGGACGATGCGATTTCCCGAAACAGCAAAGTGAGCTGATGACTCAGAACCTGGACGCTCTGTCTGGAAGTGCTTGATTACTCCATCAAGTTCTGGATGAAGGTCTTTCGCATTGAACTGGTGAAGCACAACATGGGTTGGCTTGTCAGGGAAAACCTTAATGCCAGGGTTATTGGCCTGAGACTGCACATTGGTAATGTCAGCTGGGAAATACTCAACAAAGTCAAAGTCCTTGGTGAAGGAATACTTTGCAGGCTGAGGAATTACGACAACGGGAGGTGGTGTAGGAGCTACAACAGGTGGTGTGACAACAGCAGGTGGCTTAGGTGCGGGTGTTGGTACAGGAACTGGCTTAGGCATGAGGTTAGTCAGTCCTGTAGTTGCTTGAGAGGTGAATCCACCAGCCCATGCATAACCCTTTGCATCCTTGAACCAAATGTTGATACCCTTGACAGATTCACCAATGATGTATCCAGTGAAAATCTCATTGCTCTTTCCAGCAATGACTCTCACAACAGGTGAAGTTGTATTTGGCTGAGTGCGCATGTTGACATTGTCGGTGCCCACAGTTCTCTGCGCTGGATTAACTACAACGACTGGCTTTGGAGGAGCTGGTGTCGTATTCGGAAGTCCTGTTGCAGAAACAGTAGTGAATCCGGCACTGTGTGCAAAACCTTCGGCATCTCGGTACCAGAGATTGTTACCATTGACAGCCTGACCATTGAAGTAGCCTGTAAAGGTCTCAATCGAGTTAGCAGGAATGACGCGCAGAATCTTTGAAGTGGTACTTGAAGCAGCTCTCATATTGACGTTAGCTGGTCCAACTTTACGCTGGTTAGGCTTTAGAACAGTCGATGATGAAGAGTTGATGGTCGAGATGTAGAGGTCAGGATTTAGACGACCATAGAAACCATTGTAGGGCTTTAGTGGCCAACCAAGAACCTCGAAGTGTAGGTGAGGACCCGTAGAAAGTCCAGTCGAACCTGACAGACCAATTTGCTGGCCCTGAGTAACTTTGCTACCAATATTCAAAGGAGTGCTGTTGAGGTGTGCGTAAAGGGTTAGTAGACCATTTCCATGGTCGATAACGACGCAGATACCAGCATAAGCAGGTGCAATCCACCATTGGTTAGATGATGAGAGCTTAGTTGCCCAGTCAGCCCAGACAACAGTTCCAGCACCTGCAGCCTTGATTGGCGTATTAAGTGGGATGGCATAATCTTTACCAGTGTGCCCATTAGGTTGAATAGAGTTGGGGTTGGCCCCAAAGATTTGGGACACTCGTGCAATGACAGGTGCAATAAGCGACATGAGTCGCCTCCAATAATAGAAGTGTATACTTCTATTATACGATGTGCACAATCATATCATGCTGGTTAAGCTAAAGAGTCAGGATCAACCGTAACCCATTCTCCTTTGACCTTTACCTCAGTAAGCAGATTCTTTTCTGACATTGAAGCTTCAACTTCTGCTTCTAGTTCAGCCTGAGTCTTTAGATTGTTAGTGATCGCATGAACCCAATACTTGAAAGAAGGTGTCTCACTCATTCGAATAAACGCTGTGCGCTTGTTCTGGAGTTGACTACGTTCCTCTCTGGACTCACCTCTCGAATTAGATGGATGGTGTATCACCCTCACACCTGAAGAGGTCTTGTTTTGATTCTGGCCTCCTGGGCCACCGGCTCTGAATGTCTGGACTTCACAATCGTGGATTGAGACTGAAAGAATTTTTTCTCTCACTAGACTGCAGGAGTTTCAGAGACGTCGAAGATTTCAAAGAAGCGATTACGGAGCTGTTCAGCTGCATCGTAATGACCATCCATGTAACCATTTCCAACCTCATCAATGACTGCATCATCTGCATTGTCGAATCGAGTCATCTCCTGGCGAAGAGCTTCAGTAAATTCAAAAACCTGATGGGCCCAGAGAGATTGAGGAGTGGTAGGAAATACAGCCAAAACTTCTTGTGAAGGGCCAAATTCATATTCTTCGTAAGCAGTCATTTTCGTCTTTCGTAGATTTTTGTCAAGCACTTAGATCCGAAACTTACGTCAAAGTAGAATCCATATCGTGACAACCACTTGTAGTAAATATCCCTACGTCTAGCGTTTGACCAAGAGATTGTGTAAACCAGTCGGTCTTTGTGCTGGTAGAAAGGCTCTGAAAAGAGAAACTCTGGGAATTCAAGAAGGTTTTTAGTTGCCCATATTGCTGGCTCTAAACCATCTTTACCTCGAACAGAGAACTCGAAGTCAGGCTGGTCCTTTTGCTTCCTTTTGGTAAAGGTTCGTAGTCCTACTTCAACAAGCATAGGGCCTTCAGTACTGTACTCGCCTAAGTAGAATTCCATTTCTACTGTGGCCCCTGAGTCAAACTTCTTTTTCAGAACGTAGGTGCAATTTTCATGGTCATAGGTATTTTCAAATTCTTCATACACGTGCCCCATCTGGGACTCGAACCCAGGTCCACGGATTAAGAGTCCGTTGCTAAACCTACTCAGCTAATGAAGCGTGCCCCCAGTGGGTTTCGATCCCACGTCCCCGGTTTAAAAGACCGGTGCTATCCCAACTCAGCTATAGAGGCTTGTAGTAACCATTCTCACTGTGTATGGCTGACCTAGAAAAGCCGCGATATCTAGGTTGTTACTACTCCGTGCGCCTACTAGGATTCGAACCTAGGATGTGTCTTTAACTGTAACCGGGTTACAACCGGCCCGCTTCGTCCTCTCGCGGCATAGACGCATTATTATTTAGTTGTTACGCACCCTTGACTGGACTCGAACCAGTGACACGCGGATTAGAAGGCCGCTGCTCTATCCTCTGAGCTACAAGGGCAAAATGTCCCTTTGAGAAGGCCTTCTCGGACGGGACCATCCAGCTATTCAGAGTTTCGCGAAAACTCGAGGTTGCCAACCTAGTCAATTCTAGCGAGTAGAAAGACCAGAAAACTCGTACCCGACACGAGAGTCGAACTCGCACGAACCGAAGTCCACTAGGGCCTAAACCTAGCGCGTCTACCATTCCGCCAATCGGGCATAAACTACTTTTCAGTAGCTGATAAATCTATAATAACATACTTAGACTGACATGTACAATCTTTGAAACATCTTGTCAGTAAGAACTAGAATGTCAATTCCACGATCGAAAAGAACAAGCCAATCTCCGGCAACTGCGTAGTGAGTATGGCTTGAGATTGAAAACTCAAGGATGCCATTCTCTATGGTGCCGTTCAAAGACTCAGCAAAGTACTCGATATTCTCAGGAGTAAGTCGTTTCACCTGCTGAATGGGATTCTTTAGTGAACCATTACCAAATTCTAGATCGTCCATAATTTCCTTTCGGGAGTGTCTCTGAGAGGATTCGAACCTCCAACGCACAAGCTCTCAACCTGCGTCCTCTACCATTTGGGATACAAAGACATATTGCGCGGAGTGCAGAGAGACCGAGTCCCATGGTTTTACCCACCATCTGTTTAGCAAACAGAGACAGCCACCTAGCTGCTTTACACTCCAGGTACGGACTTAGGATTGGTAGTCCATTACCGTCACTTTATAGTAAGTGGTAGACTATCACTGATGTAGTCAGTAATCAACTGTCAGTCTTTGGTTACCTTCAGAACCACTGGAAGCACTACTATGGTCGTCTCCTCCAGCAAAGCAATCCCGGATAATTCATTTAAGATGATTCCAAGTCTGTGCTTTTACCCTACACATGGGTATTGAGATACCAACCTCAATCGTGTCCCTAGAGGGATTCGAACCCCCGGCCTCGTTGTCCGTAGCAACGCGCTCTATCCACTGAGCTATAGAGACATATTCATTTATTACGTAGCCCGAGAGGGTATTGATCCCTCGACTTCCACCTTATAAGAGTGGCACTCTCACCACTGAGTTACCGGACCAGAGTAGTCCAAGTGGGAGTCGAACCCACACCTGTATAGTTTTTGAAACTATTGCCTCTGCCTTTGGGCTACTGGACCAGGTTGGATGCCATATCGACCTCCAGTACCGGTGACGGGGCTCGAACCCATGACCCTCTCCGTGTAAAGGAGACACTCTACCAACTGAGCTACACCGGCAAAACTTGATGTATTAAATATAACACACATTTTCTGTTATGTACAATCTAAAGTACCCCTGGTGAGACTCGAACTCACACCTGTATGCATTTTAAGTGCATTTTCTCTGCCATTGGAATACAGGGGCATCGCTCCGATCTGCTACTCTATGGCCGTGCTCGGATGCGCACACACTTCCTAGAGATAATTACTATATCACAATTTGAACTGACTCATCAAACAGTCTTGAGGGTTCTTATCAAGTCGTTCGATCTTGAACTGTGGGTGACGCGGTGTGCCTAGCTCACCAGACCCTACTAGATCATTATACTTGACTTCGATAACCCTCGTAGTGAGGTCCTGAGAGTCCCTGATAGCAGTCCAGCGGTCTCTTTCTTCATCAGACATTCCTGAGCACTGACCAACTTCGACTAGTACTCCATCATCGTTGAAGGCTCCAAAGACAATGGCACCAACTTTTCCAAGCCACTTGCCAGTCTTGCCTTCCTTGGCGTCAGTGAACCCCATGACGACTACGTCAGCTGTAAGTTCTGCCTTGACCTTATACCAGTTGTTAGAACGACGCTTACCCGCAAGGTAGAGAGATTTCTCATTCTTGAGGATAGCACCTTCAACTCCTTCAGCCATTAGCTGATCAATGACACCGAAATCCCATTTCTGGAGAGAAGGATTGTCAAAGACTGATGGCATATCTACAGAGTTAAGAAGATTCTTGAGAGCGATCATTCGATCTGCATACTCAAAATCCTGGTAAGAAATACCGTTTGCCATTGGAAGATCGAATGCACAGAATTGAATCTTCGTTTCTTCCTGACGAGAGATAGCTTTCTCAGCCAAAGAACCCATAATGCGCATTGTGGCATTGAAGTCTGCTACTGGAATATCATAGCCATCGATGGTGACAACCTTCTTGACGATCATAAGCTCACCATCAAGAATGGTTCCATCAGGAAAAGACATTGCTTCTTCGACAATATGAGGAAGATGCTCTTCGTAGGACAGTCCATTACGGCTGTAGATGAAGACCTTACCGTCGTGCTTAGAGATAATGGCTCGCATGCCGTCGTGTTTCGGCTCAAGCCAATATCCTGTCTCACTGGACAGTGTGGCTTTCTTCTTTTCATTGGCTGGAGAAGCCATCATAGGTTCTAGGAACATCTAAGCACTTTCTTTCTGGAGCCTAATGGGAATACAACCCATATGCATACATTTCCTCATTGAGCTGAGGTGGCTTCGGAACATCATGCCAGGTAAAATCAGGAAGCCCATAGCCATAGAGGAACATGAGAATGAAGACAAATGATTCTCGATCTAGACCAATGTAGTATTCATGATCGTATTCTTCCCCTTCGAGATACTGCTCAATGTCGTAGGTACCTTTAGGAAAGACAAGACCAGCATCAAAGAGAGGCTGGAAGTTGTCTCGAGAGACTCGATAGTCATCATAGTCAGCGGCAAAATGATTGAGGTTCACACCGATAGTTTCTACAGCCTGTTTGAAGTTCTCTTGAAGAGTTTTTTGGGTGTACTGATCAGGAACATTGACATGAAATTCTTCATACATGCCATGTCCATCTCCATACTGGTCACCCAATACGACCATCATTGTTGTCATTTTCATCTTTTCGTCGTTGTTTTGTTTTCTGCGGCGAGCAGAATAATCGAAATCCATAGTTTTACCTATATACGGGGTTCAAAGCCGCTCCGGCGTCGCCTGTCCGGTATACTCGCCAAAGATTCATCTCAATATTTAAGCCACCAGAGATGAATCTAGTAGTCCATACGGGGCTCGAACCCGTAATCTTCACCTTGAGAGGGTGACGGCTTAACCAATTCGCCTAATGGACCAAAAGAGGAGGTCAAGGGAATCGAACCCAACACTACCGCTTTACGAGGTCATGACTCCTCGTGACTACGTCGATTATTCTAGACTAATCTTATGCGTCACAGCAATGGCCACCAAGCGACCAACGTACTCCGTGTCGGATTCGAACCGACGATAGTCTGCCTGAAAAACAGAGGGGTTAGACCGCTACCCTAACGGAGCAAATGACTAGGCTTATCAGGTACCTAGTCTGGAGCACGTTAGTCTGCTCACCCAGTAGCCACAGTGAGACTTGAACTCACGACCTTTTCCTTATCAGAGAAACGCTCTAACCAACTGAGCTATGCGACTAAGAATGTAATTGTCTAGTTGGACTCGAACCAACACCACCAGCCAACGCCGGCACTCTTCCAATTAAGCTATAGACCCTATCGGCAAATGCCTCGTGCACAAGACATTATTGATAGCTCTCTAAGATGATCAGTCTTTTGAGAAATTACAAAGCTCCGGTAGCTGGACTCGAACCAACAATCTTCTGCTCCAGAGGCAGACGGGATACCAATTACCCTATACCGGAATATGAAATTATTACGCTCCGCATCCAGGACTCGAACCTGGAGCTCTTTCGAACCGGATCCAAAGGCCGGCGGGGTTACCAATTTCCCTAATGCGGAGTGCGACCGAGAGGATTCGAACCTCCGACATTCTGGG